TTTATCTCCAGATTTCAGAAATTATATTAGGCTAATTAAAAAGAGTAGATTATTCTAGCGAAGCTTTTGTACGTTACCCTCCGTAATTAATATACTGCTTATTAGCCTGAGCGTAGGCATGTACGCCCAGGCAAATCCCTAAAATCGTTTCGGCATATAAAACTCTGCTATGCTGGCCACCAACCTATTTGTCTGCATTACCTTTCGCATACTTATTGAAAAGTACCCCTGAGACACATTATTCCTGTCGCACGCTTTTTTTCTCGTACAGCCGTCTACGAAATAATCTTTGAGTGCTAATTTCACTTTTTGGCTATTAATCGGCGTCAGTGAGAGCAATATCTCAAAATGACCCTCTGACATGCTTCCAGGTGAATCGTATTTGTCTCCTCTTATTGGGCCGCCCCAAAACATTCTCATCGAAACGCCGCCCTCTATTACAAACGATGTTAGACAATGAATTAGATTAATTAATATACAAATATTGAATTTGCTTGTTGGCGTTTGAGTCGTTTGAAGTTTACTTAAAACCCCAAAAGCATCAAACAGCAAAAACACTACTAAATTCTCTTTCTAATCGAGAAAACAGGTAAATCCTACCATAAAAAGTGGTACATATAGTCTTTATACCTGAAAATGTTACGCTTTTCGGTTTTAAAGTTTTTTTTGCATTTTTTTACCACTTGTAAAAAAGTATTTAACATCAGTTACTTACTTTCTAATGGCTTTTAGAAAAAACTGAAAATAAGTTAGCCCGATAATAGTTATTAGAAAAATAATAAGTAGGATCATTTTCTCTTAGTAATAATTAAGTTACGTTCTAGAAACAAGTCGTTTACCGATAAGATTTCTAGATTAATTATTATCTGATGTAGCTTTGCTCTTCGGTTATGCGGTTGACGTTAAGGAGCTACTTTAGCCTTTTGCGTGGTGTTGAATAGATAAGAAATTTGCGGATGGTGTAATGCAAAAAGGGGCTTAAGCCCCTTTGGTTTTGCGCTAAAAAAGTGTTGTTTCGATGCTAAGAAGCACTATGGTTAAGAACGTCTGCCGTGTCTATCACAGCGTTCAGAGGTCTGGCAGGTGCGTCCTCGTTTATCACGGAGGAACCCCCAAACCGCTCAACGCTGTGTTGGCGATGGTGGGTGGATTCGAACCACCGACCAGTTGATTAACAGTCAACCGCTCTACCACTGAGCTACACCATCATGTTAAGTAGTTCGCAGCGGTACTCGTACCAGATTACCAGGCAACTGTGAACTTTCCCGCAACTTGCACTTTACGTTAGTGCCAGACGAGGCTTGTGGCTCGCTCACATAGAGCGAAGATCTTAAGTCCTTCTCAACGGTTGATGGCCGCAGACTTTCAGATTCTATGGGATGTATGGAATCATTTTTGTTGTGAAACCAGGTGCTACATAGACAACAACGGTTTCACCAGAGAGTACTAATCCTGATTTCACAACGTTGAGGCCACTGAACCGATAAAGAATACCCAACATGTCATATCAGTTATCAAGCCTCTGTGGATTCGCCTGTGTGATTGAAAGAACACAGTGGCCTCAACGTTGTGCGCTGGCTAACCATGCCAGCCGGGCTACGCCGCCGCTTTTTAACCCAAGCCAAAACGACATAAGTAATGAAAATGACGTAACAGGATGGACGGTCGATAGTTGAAACCGGGATGGTGAATGGAATGAGGAAACCAACCGCCCATCCTGTTACTTCATCGGAGAGGGCATGGGTGGTGCCGTATCATGCCCTCTCCTGCGTTCTGTAATCACACTCGCTCAGTGTGTTCCACTTTGGTGACGAGGCTGGAAACTGACCTCGCTGGTGTTTGGCCTCTTAAGCTACTGCCAGGTACTGATTGTCGTTTGCAGTTATCTTTAAACGTTCAAACAGTCGCGTCTCAACGAAAACAAACTAATCTTATACATCTCAAATAGGTAAGTAAATACTTATTTTTTGTTTAAGCATTCATTTGCTATTTTTTTGATCAGCCCCTGCTTGTCTTCCACTGTGCGGGTGAATGTGGCCGTAAAACGCTTTGCCCGAATCGTGATTTCCTTACCCTCTTTCAGCTCGCCAAAACGCAGCTCCAGTAACGAGCCGAGACGCCACAGACTGTCTTCAATTCGCTTATGGCTGGCGAACTTTATGAGAAGCAACTTAACGATGTATTGGCCGATAGTTGCGGCTACAGCGATGCCGGAAGCAATCAAATAAGTAGCCAGGCAGAAATCCACCGTTGATGTCTCACTCATTTTTTAACTCCTGTTTCGTGAACTACGCGGTAGACTCGGTTTCCGATGCGCAGCGTTTTGGTTTTTAGTTCCTGCTTGACCATGTCATGACAGATGATGAAGCCGAGGGCGGTGCCCACTGCAAAAGACAACATGATGTATGGAATCATGCGTATGCTCCCGCCTCGATAAGTTGTTGCAGCAGCTGGCGTCCTTTATCGGTCAGCTGGTAGTTCTCGGTTTTGCCGTTCGGCTCTACGTTGGCAACCAGGTTCATCCGCTCCAGTTTGGCGCGAGTTTTAGGTTGCCAGTGCGCATAGAAGCGCGACCATTTGCTGATTTCTCGCAGTGTTTCCCTTTCTCGTTTACTTAACATGATCATCCTTTATCTCCTTTAACGTGTCAGTCACATCTACGATGCGATAAATACGCCCTCTTCTCTCCATCACTCCCGCTTTCACGTAATCGCTAATGCGGTCAGTCATAATGAGACCGCCAATGACGATGCCAATGAGCAAATACAGAAGCATCCAGCCGAGCATCAGTCTTTATCTCCAATCCGATCTTCGGTATCGCGCAGACAATTCGGCCATTTCAGACGCGGGTGGCGCAGGCTTCCGTCTGGCGTTTTCTCGTGGCAGTGAACCTCAACGATGCGACCGAGATATTTGCCCTGGTTGTTCCAGATTTCATCCAGATACTTGTGCTTAATGCCGCTGGCGCGCACCTCTACGCCGTTCTCCAGACGAATCACGATTTTGCCGAGCGTATGCGCAAAGCCAGAATCCGGATCGCCTGCCTCAAAGCCAATAATCTCGCCATCTTCGGAATCTTCATCCTTTAACTTCCACCAGCTGCGGGTGCGCTTGAACTCATAGACTGAATCCGGATCTTTGCCCATCTCGCCTTCTTCGTTCGCATCTAGGCGCTTCATGAAACGCTCGATGAACTCTTCGTGGCTGTGAATGATGTAGAAGGGGTGCAGATGGATATCTGGCGCGTAGTCCTCACCGCGGGTATTGCGGAACCACTCCACCAGGCGAGCCAGACGTTCTTTAAGCTTCATGCCTGTCTTCAGGTAATCTTTTGACTTGGCCATCACGCGCCACTCCGGGAGGAAAAAGTCGAAGACGTGGTAGACCGCGCCAATTGCCTTCACGTTTTTCTTCCGCAGCGCCGACACCGATTCATTGAAAGAGCCAGCAGTGCCCTCGCCATCAAAGAAGATGTGCTTGTGGCCAGAAAGTCGGCCCAGCTCCAGCATGGCTGGCTTCAGGTGATCCAGTGATGTAATCGGATTGCCGGTGCGTGACAGAAAGTTAACTTCTTCCTCATCCACAATGACTTCGCAGATGACACGAAGACCATCGAGCTTAAGGCTCCCAATCATTGGCCATCTGGCTTTGGGGTTTGGCTTGAAAGGGTACTTATCTCCTTTTTCCTTATACGCAGACGCCAGCTGTACTTCGAACTTGGGGATGGGCGTCCTGAAAACCTGGTTGCAGAGACTAATGCCGAAGCCGGCTTTCGGATCTTTCAACAGAAAGCGACGAAATACGTCCTGCCCATCCGCGCACATCGAGGCGACGATAGATTCAACAGCCGTGATGGCGGCGTTGCCCGTCAGTTCGCGAGCGGCCAGTTTTTCGAGTAGCTCAACGGCCGTCTGATCGCTGGGTACTGACGCTTCAAGTGGTGCGGCCACTTTGTACTTCTTCACCCCGAATCGAATGAACGGGTTGAGCATCAAAGCAACCATGCTTTGCTCGAAGTCGTCCATATTGGCCAGCGCCTCCTTTTTAGCGTTGGTTCCCATTGCCTTCATGTCATCCAGCTTGTGCTTTAAAACGATTAGTTTTTCCATTTGTTGTTAACCTCCACTGGTCAATCAGGAGTTCTCATGTGCTTTCTTTTACTGCTTCTTCCACCAGCGCCGCGTACACGTCAGTGACAGGCGCGAGCGAATCGGGGGATGTGGTTTCTGGTTTCTTCTTCACGCGCTGAACCAGACTGCTTATCGTGGTGGCTTCGCGCTTGCGGGTGAGAGAGGTGGCGTTTTGGTTGCGCTCTTCGATTTCACGGATGAGCGCTGGCATATCGATGTAATAAATCGACTCGCCCTTGCGGATCTCTTCCACCATCATCTTGAGCGCCTGGCATTTCCCGGCTGCGATGGCAGTGGCGCAGGAGGTAAAAGAGGTCGCGGGTAAGCGGTTCTCTTTGTAGGCAAGAATGGTGTGCTGGCAGACGGTGTAGCTGCAATACGCGTCCTGTCCCTGAATTTTTACTTCCGGACAGCGCAGCGAGTAGCCATTGTTTCCGGAGATAGAGGGGATTTTCGTAAAGTCTGTTTTTGAAGCCATATCTCTAACCGTAATCGTGTACTTACTTAACGAGAAAAGTTTAAAAAAGCCCCACGCGGGGGCTAAGAGATTTGCTCAGGCTTACCAGGTTGCCCAGCCGGTCATCTTGTCCTGTGCCGCCTCAAACCGGTACGGAGCCAGTAGCTCATTTGCATGGTGAACGGCGTAGGATTTTGCCTCCTGCTTAATCATTGGGAGGTTGTTGGCCAGCCGGGAAATCATCGAGGAGAAGTTCGCCATCACACCGTCGCAGGCCTGGCCTGCATCAACGACGATACGCACCAGATCCAGATCGCTGCGGCACATGTCGCAAATGGTGCCATACTCCATCTCCCGGATGCGCGCTATCGCTTTATTGGTTTCGCCGCTGGCCACCAAATCGAGAATGCCCGGTGGCGTAATCAGATCTGTGGTGCGCACCTCCAGGTCGTCTTGTTCCATAATGCTGACGAAGGCTGCGCACGCCGCGTCATCTTCAACGTCTGCTCTTCTGGCTACGGATTTGATGGTCAGATTGATAGGGTTTTCCAGCTCTTCGTCCGGTCGGCACATAATGGAATTTGTGAAAATGATGCGACCGTTATACCAGGCGCCCACTCTTACGTCCTTCATGCCCTCCGGATTTCTACGGGTAAACGCCACCATCGCGGCACGCTTTTGCCCAATGCCCGGCAACTCCGGTGACATCCCGAAGCGAACCCATATGTTCATATAGGGCGTGCCTTTTGCCAGCGGTACTGTGTTAATGGTTTCTGCGATGTGCTCCAGAGCGGTGCTAATGGCCTCATCGACGATGGTTTGACGATCTGCATCGTCAATTTCTACAGCTGACTTGCTGATCAGTTCCAGGACAGCTTTTTGGATTTCTTCTTTCATCGGTCTTCCTTAATCACCAATGCGCATATTTTACAAAAAAATAAGTATGTATCTACTTATGATTGTCGGCGGGCAAAGAGAATTGCTAAAAGAAGCCCGGCAACTTCACGAGACCGGGCTGGGTGGGTTACATGCGGATGGCTTCTGCCTGGCAGATTTCTCTGTAGTACTGCTTGTATCGTTGAAGCTCATGCGCTCCTGATGGGGCGAGGCTCATCATTATTACTCTGTAATTCACACCGATGGGGGAATAGTCTTTTGGTCTCATTTCAAGCTCAACCACATATGAGGTGAAGCCAGCGTATGCGCCGAAAGCGTTTTTGGCGTTAACTTCACCGCAAACATATCCCGAGACTCTTCCATCATCTTGGTCTTTGCGGCCTACAAACTTATCGTTCCTGAATATCACCGACGTGGGGTCTTTCATCGCATAGGTGATTTCCTTTTGACCTAAGCTTATGGCCTTAGAATCACTCGGTTGGCAACCAGAAAGCATCAAGACCATTGATATAGAAGCGGCAGCAATAAATATCTTTTTGCTCATGTTGTAGTCCAAAAACTTTGTTTACTATTTGAGTTATAACAACGCCTGAATTCCCATCACCTTGCTTTTCAGCTCAAGCTGCCGTGTGTACGGTTTGGCGCGGTAATAGGCCTTCAGGATCTGCTCTGGCGTAGCATCGCCAGGGTCTAATCCTTCCTCGCCAAGACAAGCCACTTTGACGTTTAACCCAAGACTGGTAAGTCGTCTGGCTGCCGACATTGTGTTGCGGATCGCTTGTTTCTCGCTATCCCACATCATGATGACGTTGCGCAGTCCGCGCGCCTTAAGCGTCAGGAATGCACCAAGTTGATCTTCAGCATCCTCAGTGGTGTTTCCGGACAGGTGCATCCCGAACGTGCCAATTGGCTCCACGTAATCCCGCAGCGTCTCTTCTTCGAAGATGGCGCGCTTCACTCCCATCACGTCAAACGCCCCTTCACACACAACGACCGTCTGTTTCCCCGCAGCGTTATGGCCGTTGTAGAGAAACTTACCGGATGCTGGCAACTGCATGGGGAAGAGATAGCGACGTTCTGCGGTTCCGGTAACATCACGCCCCTGAAACGTCTTCATTACGCCATCCAGATCATAAACCGGCAACAGGATACGCATATCAAAAACCTGTCCTTTGACCTGATCAGTGTATGGGTCGATATAGGCGTGTTTGCCCTCTACGCAATAACGCAGATCAAAATACCTGGCCATCTCAGCGGAGACCTGACGTTTGACCAGATAATCAGGAAGACGCCCATCGACAGGAAGCTCGTAATGTCGCGGAAGAGCAACTGGCCCCTCCAGCTCTACAGCACTGGCAAGCACAACCTCTTCTTTCTTCGGTGCCCAGCCCTGCGAGATGAGAGCGTTCTGGACGTACTCTTCAAAATCACGACGAGATTTGCCGCTGTAATGCTTGAGAAAGACCAGCTTGTTGAATTGAATCTCTTCGGGGTGGTCGCCAGCAAAACATTTCCCAACGCTATGAGTAAGGTTGAAATACACCTTCCAGTTAGAGCTTCCGCAAACAGGGCACTCTTTGATATTAACTTCTCTTCCTCGGGCGCTGACTCCGCCACGACGATAAACCACACCTTCTGTATCGAGCCATTGTTCAAAATCCAGCTCGGTTAGCAGTTCTTTAAGGTCGCTCATTTTTTACAGTATTTTTCAAAGCCATACAAACCAACATATTGAAAAACCACAGCTTTTGCATACCATTAAATCCCTCTGTTTTCACTTAGGTGGAATCAGCGAAGTTTTGCTCTGTGACTTCTCTGTTGAGAAGGGGCGTGGTTGTATTGCCTCTCCACGCCTTCCTTTTTTCCTTCAAATAACGTCCATAATGCGTTCTATGAATCGCATTTGTTCCAGGTTCTGTTTAACGCGAATACTTACCCCGCCCTTCTGGTTACGTGAGCCAGCAAAATACAATCGAGCTTCGCCTTTAGCCTCCTCTTCTTCGGTTTTGTTGATCGTAATGACAAGGTCAGCGATACGAACCTTCTCGATGTTGTCAGCTGCGTGCATCATTGTTGCGACCTCAGAGGCGCCCCCCTCTCTGTTCGTCTGGGAAGCTGTAATACCGGCCACGTTGTGCTTGTCATAGAGCGCACGCAGATCTGTGTAGATGCTGCGGATGTTGGCGCGGTCGTCGCGGAGGTCGTAGCTGGCGCGCATCAGGTCGGCATAGTCCACCACCACCATATCGGGGATCATGCCATTGGCCTTCATGCTGCCCAGCATACGATCCAGATCTGCCGGCGACATGCTTCCGGACGGACGCTCGACAATCCACAAACTCCCGATGCCTTTGGTCGCGCCCAGCTCTGCAAGCTTACGATGCACATCGTCGCGGCGTTCAACCAGTCTGGACATTTCGGTTTCTGACAGACGGGCGTCGAAACGGTCAGAGAGGATTGATGTGTGAACCTCCAGTGACAGGTAAAGCACGTTGTAACCCGCCAGCGTGGCGTTAATGGAGAACTCCCCCATTGCCGTTGACTTACCCGACTTGGCGAACCCCATAAACAGAACCATTTCACGTTTCGCCCAGCCTTTCTGATAGAGCATTTTGTCGAGCAGTGGCAGGCCGGTGGTAATGCTGTTTGGCACATAATCATCAGAGGCTTCATACTCGCGCGCTTTGTATCGCTCCCCGGCCGCAGTGAAGTAGTCGTAGATGCCGGTAGCCTCGTTCGAGCCAATCTGCTGAACTTTGGCCATGATCGCCATCGCGCCCTGAAAATCGCCCTTCTCCTTCATTTCGGCCGCTTTAATCAGCGCGTCGTCGAAAGCTACGCTTTTTGCGAATGTGGCCACCTGATCGACCATGTAGGCCGTATCAGACAATTTCTCTGCGAGAATCCGTTTGAACGCCTCAACAACGTCCGGAAACAGCTCTTCACGTACCGTCTTGTCGCGTTTCGCGCGCTTGAGCATATCGAGGATGGCCGCTGATGATGGCGCGCTTTTGTACATCCGGTAGTAGTTCGAAACCATGTTGACCAGAATGGCGTTGGCCGCGTTGGAGAACTGGCTGGGTGCAACCAGATCGCCAGCACGCGTTAAAAACTCGTGGTCGCGACAGAAATAGGCGGCAAGTCGGTTTTGAAAGTCGTCGTCGAACTCTTCAGACAACCCTCGTCCTGTGTGGCAAAGTTCGGTCATGTGCTTTCCTTTGGTGCTTAAACAAATTGTTTTCTAATACTAAAAAAGCCAAATCGGGGATCAACAGAATCGCCGTGCTGCTTCCAGTTCTTCCGGGAAGTGGGCGAAAATTACGCGCTCAGGGACGATTTCCATGAGCCAGACAGCGGAGAAGATGATGCGGATACGTTTGTCTCGGGTAATGCTATGCAGACGCTCCAGAACCCACTCAAAATAGCGTTCCTGAATGGGGTCATGCTGCATGTCTCCCATATGCTTAAAACTCACCAGAGAGTCGTCCAGACGGGTTTGCGAACGCTTGGCTAACTTCTCTTCAAAAATCTCGATCAGCTCCGGCTGCCACAGGTGCTGTGGGCGTGGCAACTTGTTCCACAGGCGGCGCGCAGCTGCGGAAAGAACCGTAGAGATGAAGTAGTCGTATGAGCAGCAATACTGGTCGGCAAACTGCCGGGCTTTCCAGAGCGACGTTTTGTTGGCCACGGACAGCTCCTGATACGGCACACGTTTCAGTCCAGTGGTAAACGGCGCGGTCTCAAAGTGCTCACGGCCATGCGAAAGCATGATGTAGGAGTACTGGCGCTTGTATGCCTCAGTGAAGAGGCATGTGGCCATGAGTGGATGCATGTCCCGGTAATCGAACCACTTAGTTTCGAACAGCTCTGCCTCGTTCTGGCAGCGAGACAGACCGATGTTCTCGGCAACCCACTTGTCCATGACTGCGGTATCCCACTCAGTCATGAAGTCGTACTGCTCATTGTTGATGGTGTTAAAGAATATCTGGCTCATGTGCTTGGCTTAGGTAGGTATACACTTACTTATCAAAGTGAGCGAATCATAGCGACTGGAGACAGTTTTTGGAAGTGGAAACAGAAGGGTTAGTCTGGGAAGTCTTGGTCGTAAAAGACCTGCTTCCGTATATTTTAAATAAGTACTTTATTATTTATTTATACAGAAACAGGTCTTTTGTAATGAGTTGCTGCCAGCCCGCCCAGACCTTACCATATCTTCATGATCAGCTTTCAACATCGTAGGTAATGTCGATATGCGCTTAAGTCGCCTTCCTGGCTATGGTCTTCCTGAACTGGCTTTCTGGCCTCAGCCCAACTATGACAACAACAAATGGTGGATGCACTGCCTCAGACTTCGCGAAGATGGCACGCTACATTGGTTTCGTCGATATGTAGAACGGGGACAGCCGGGGCGCGCCTTTGTTGATAATTATGACGATTACCCTTCAGCCAAAGCGGCGGCGATAGAACTGAACCAAAACGTAACTTTCGATGTTGATTCTCTCGATATCCCTGATTCCCACAAAGAGTCATTACGCTTAAAGATCGAGAAAGCGCTAACCGCAAAATCCCGGCTAATGGATGAAGAGTATCTGATGTATCAGGTTGCGATTCAGAAACACGCCAACTCACCGCGCCTAACTTTAGAAGAGCTGGTGCTCGATGAACACTTCGATTCAGTGGCCCAAGAGTTGCTTGAAGTGTTGAACGAAATGCCGTACCTGCAATGCGTGAACATTCCAACTTATGGCATGATCCTGCTTCGCGACAGCAACAATACCTGGAAAAGAACACACCGAACTTCAAAGGGTGCAAAAATCTGTTACCAGGAACGCATTGCTCGCGCATTTGGGCTGTCTGGCGCCGCTCATTGGGGCAAAACCAAGTCTGCCATTCGCTCAATGCTTCTCCCGCGTGCAAACGAGTTGTTGCAACTGGCCAGCGTCAAACGGATGCTCGATGACGCCAGAGGGAAAGGCCAGAAGGTGCTGATCGTTGGGAGCTACGTGTTCTGGTATGAAGATAAAAACCAGGTGGGATGGTGCGTAAAAGAAGCTAACGACAGTGAAATCACGTCGCGAGGTAATGCACTCTGGAAAGAAGGTACGATCATCTCCAAAAACCACGGGAGAATTGTGGTGCTGCCTTACATCAAGGAAAACGGCGAAAAGGTAAAGGGCTATACCAAGAATGCGCCGAATGATGGAAAGGCGCTCCCCAGACACAAGGATGAGTATGTCGAACTCCCCTTCGAGGTTCTGGAGGGGGATTTGATGGTTGGGCTATTTGGCGAGCTTCACTACGAGTAAGCCTCCGCTTGTTTAAGCATCTAAGGTAGATGTAGCCAGCTCTACCTTAGAAGTGAAATGCCAAATCAAATCAGCGGTTCCCGAATCAGTCGGTAATCATCATCATCCGTTCTCATTTTATAAAATTTTATGTCTGGATAGTTTTTGGCGGCTTCCTTCACATAAGCTTCAACTAATGGGTCTGCGTTATGTCCCAGACAAACCTCACGGATGAATTTTTTATCGAAGGTTTTAATACCATCTCTGCTTGTGATAACTCTTCTTTCGTTTTCGTAAAACCAGCAGCTGTCTTTATAAAAGAATAACTTTTGCGCCAGACCTGGGATTCCCTCGACACTTATGTTGCACACAGGAACACAACTCATATACCGCACAGCATCAAACAAAAAATAATCGTCAATACTCTTCACAAACGCATCTTCAAAACCTATACAAAAGCCTTTATGTGATGCCGAGTAGTGTGACCACATCAGGATGCTATCAACAACAGGCGTTAGGCAGACAACCCCGAACATGTTCATTACTTCATTACGTACAATTACCGCAGTATCTTTTACAACTTGAGGCGACGCAGTTTCCCACTCATCTTTCGTTAAGCTTGTTTTTCCAAAACTCGCGTAGAATTTTTCCCTCTCTTCTGGGGTCTCTCCCGCAATAATTGAAACCTTACACTCGGACGGGTCGTTAAATTTTGTAGGTGCGCTGGCTGAAATAGTTCCTTCCTCAATAAATCTCTTGAGGTTCTTTATGACATCATTTGGATCATTGCTTCCAATGAATTTGTAGAGCATTCTATAATCCCTCAAAAAATAAAGAGTGCGCCTTAACGCACTCTAACTATTTTCAACCTTTTTTCATCAGCTCGCGCTTGATCTCATCGGTGCGCATTGTTACATCAGCGGCGGTGATCGCCTCGTTCAGCTTCACGATTTCTTCGATTTCCTGGGGCGACTTTTCTGCCAGATGGAAGATGGCAGCGCGGATCACATCAGAACGAGTGAACTTCTCGAAGCGAGGGATGAATTTCATCATCTCCAGCAGTTCGAAATATTCATCTTCCAGCGACATGGTGCGGCTCTTGATCTTTTCTTTCCCACGAGTCGGGCGGCCCTGTGGTCTGACTGGCTGGCGCAACGGGGTGCTGCTTTTGGCCGTGGCTTCCGGCTCTTTGCGCTTTGCAAGGTCTCCCATTTTCATGGACATTATTCTTCCTCCAGGCTCAGGATGTAATCTACGAACTCTTCGAACTCGGCTTCTGCCTTCTTATCGCGCTCCGCGCCGGTCATTTCAAAGATAGAACGACCAGCCTCTTCTGCGTCGTCATAGACGTTGCGGTTGTAGAGGTTCACAGGTGCTGCCTCGATGCCGAACGTCTCAACAATCTCTTTGGCGGCCAGAATACGTGATACCTGTGAAGGCAGAGACGGACACTGGTTGATGACCGCGCGGATTTTCACTTTATGATTCACCGTGCGCACATTGTCGACAATCGGGTCGATGTCGCGCAGCGATTTCAAATCACGACGCTTAGGACGCAGAGGGATAATGATGACATCAGCCATCAGCATCGCTTGTCGCTGGATTTCGGAGTCAAAGCCACCAGCATCCACTACAACATAGTCGACGCGCCCCTGAAGCGATTTGAGGTGCTTAACGATGTCATCCTGAACGTAGGCGAAGGGGATAAGGTCAAGGTCTTCATTCTGGCGACGGTCTTCGCACCAGCTGGTCGTGGTGCGCTGAATATCAATGTCAGTGACCTGCGTTTTCTTTTTCTTTTTAACTTTCAGGCATACCGCAATTTGCTGGGCAACGGTGGATTTGCCTGGGCCGCCTTTGGTGCCGCCAACCACAATGATTTTGGTCATTGGAGAGTCCCTTTGCGTGAATTATTGTCGTATGAAACAACTTGTTTTCTTATATGCGATATAGCCTAAATGCCTACGGCTACGGTGTAAAGGTGAAATGATAGGCAAAGAGGGGTTTGCAGAGACTCGCAAAACAGCAGTTGAATGTTTAAGCAATCGAGCTTATAGTGTGTGTACGGAAAGACTCCGTACAAATGATGAGTCGGACCGAATTTAAATTTGATGATGCTATGATTTTTTGTGAAGCCCGATCTTATTGACTAAGTGTCGTTACTAATTGCTTATAGAGCTGACATTATTCTTTGATTTGATCCTGAAATTTCTTCTATATCATACTTTTATATCATTTATTTATATCTCAGAGTGGCCTCGCCAGACTAGAAGGGAGGCCGGGAGTAAGCACATGTCCGCACTGAAAAAACAGCGCATCGATCTCAGATTAACCGACGACGACAAGAGCATGATCGAAGAAGCTGCGGCAATGACCAACCAGACTATCACACAGTTCATGGTTGCCAGCGCCTCTGAACGTGCTGCGGAAGTGATAGAGCAACATCGTCGCCTGATCCTCAGTGAAGAGTCCTGGAATCTGGTAATGAACGCTCTCAGTAACCCGCCTGCACCGAATGAAAGGCTGAAACGAGCTGCCAAGCGTCTACAAAATATGGAGTAAGACGTGGCCGACTTGATAGTAGAGATGTTTTCAGAAGAAGCCGTATACGACTTCTCAGACTTCGACTGTGGCGAAGCATCTCTAAATGAGTTTCTTAAAAATCGCCTGGCACAGCAACACAGCGGGCGTATATTGCGCGGTTATCTGCTTCTGACCAAAGACGCGATACCGAAAGTTAAAGGGTTTTACACGCTGTCCGGGAGCTGTTTCGCAAGACAAACGCTCCCATCCAACACGCAGCAGCGGAAAATACCTTATTCTGATGCCCCTAGCGTTACGCTCGGACGTCTGGCGATAGACAAGAGCATTCAACGGCAAGGTAAAGGTGAAGAATTGGTAGCAAGTGCCATGAAAGTGGTTTACCAGGCTTCTCGTGCCGTTGGTATCTACGCTCTGTTTGTGGATGCAAAAAATCCGGCCGCCAGGCAGTTTTACCAGAATCTGGGGTTTATCCCTCTGAAGGGTGAAAACGCCAACTCGCTTTTCTATCCAACGAAGAGCATTGAGGCACTGTTTGAAGAGAAGCCGTCTGAAGACGAATAAGAAAAGCCCCTCCTGTGAGGGGCTTTTTTCATTGAGCCAGTCTGCTCTGCCACTTACACAACCGCTCACCCAGCATGTTGTGCGTTAAAATCTCTCGCTCCGTTTCTTCCGTCATGAAATCGTTATGACTGACGTAAACCGGATTGGCCACATCACAGAACAGCACGCCAACGGGCTGCGGCTTAATCACGCAGCCATTTGTCATGCAGATCGCGATGAACAGCAGAAGCGCTCTTCCGTCGCAACTCATTGGTAATTTCATTCCCGACGTCCACCGTATTTTGAAGCCGTTCTCTGTCTTCCTGTTTTGCCTTCTCCTCTACTGCTCGTCTGGCCGCGCGTCCACCCATTGTGTATGCGCCAACAAGCACCAGAAGAACGGCAGCCAGAGTAATCAGAGCAATTTTGAGCTTTAAAAACAGGCTGCCGAACATATCAGGCCATCCCCTTCTTGTACTTGCACACCTGCGACCAGGCGATGAACCCCGCCACAAGGATGGTGGCAACGCCGAAGATGATGCGCACCGTGTCTCCACTGGTGATGTTGCCCTGCGCTTTATCCATTGCTGCGGAGATCTGCGGTATCACCTCTGCCAGCTGCGCAAGACCGATGCCAGCAGTGACGGTGGCACCAGCCGTCTCTTTGGTGACAGGAAGGGCTTTGACCGCCTTAACAGCCTTAACAACACCGGCACGGCGCAGGCCTTCCTCGATGACTTCGGATGCGTACCAGCTGTTCAGGGTTTTTAGTGGACCGCGACCGTTCTCGTGACGAATGATTGCCTCCACCAGTGGGCGCAGGGTGTCATAGTCATGAAGATCGATAACCATGTCCGGGGTGACGCCAACGACTTTAGCGACCTCGCGAATGTAAGCAGCGGTGTCGTTCTCGTTCGGCGGTGCCCAGCGCTCGATGACTTCGCTGATCGTATCGATGCTTGAGCCATCTTTGGCGCGACGCTTGTCGTGATAGGTGATGAGCGTTACTGCCAGCGCCCGGATGCCCCACACAGGGTCTTTGAACGTACAGAAACGCGGCTCAGAAGGGTTGTTGACCAAACCCTGCCACGGCGAACCTCGGTCGAGGTTGCCTGGGTTGTTGTTGCGAATACCTCTCGGAGTTTTCATCCTTGCTCTCCTTATTGAAGTCCATTTTTTACGCCATAAGCGGCAAGACCCAGCAGCAGCGCGGTAATCAGGAACGACGTTATCTTTGAGACAATGCCGCCAAAGAACCCGCTGGAAAGCGCGTCAAGCCGGTTTAGAAGTTTGTCCAGGTTGGAGTGCTGGATACTATGTTGCGCGGGAGTCATATCACCAAAGTAGGTTTTGAGCTGATCATTGACCTCCTGGCCAATCTCTTCCCGAAGCTCTTTGCCTAATTTGCCAACGACTTCACGCGCAACAATAGCGGCAATGCGTTCAACCTGCTCAGGCGTTACGCCTGCCATCTCGTTCGACATTATTTCCTCCATGAATAGTCAAACCGGATGGCAGATTTATATCACAATATAAATTATTTTTATAGGTAAGTTGTTACCTACTTTCTTTTTGGGAAGGAGACGTCTCGTTTTGACTTCCTCAAATGTCTCAATGCACAGCGCTTACAAAGCATTGTAGTGAAGGGTTAACAATACTTGCATAGTATCCTGAATATTTGCGATAAGCGTGTGCCTATCTTGTTTGTTGTAACTCATACTCAAAACGACGAAGCCGTTTATATATGGACATAAGCTCTACTAAAGTTGGCCATGAGTTAATCAGATACTGAAAAGCACTGCGAACCTGCTCAAAAACATTGGTGATTTGTGTCATCAGGCCAAGTGTGATCGCACCAGCAACAATCGATGGAAACAACAGTAATATTCCAAAGACACTGTCAACCTGAAGATATATTATACGCGCAGTATTGAAATACATATAATGCAGATAAAGACGGAAATAACTTTTACGGATTCCGTTGAATAACTCGTGGACTGTTGGTGGTGTTGCTCGATAAGGGTCATCTTCACCATAGACCAGTTCTTTACGGTAAGCCGCTTCGACACGCTGGTTTTTAAATGCCAGTCCGGGCAACTTGATCCCTACAGTTGCAAGCAGTCCTGTGCCTAATAATGACCAGACAATGGCAGCAACCACCAGGCCATACGGAATATTGCCAATTATTGGTAACTCAGGGATATGATGGGATAAATTCACAAGTACGGGCAAAAATGCAATTAAAGTCATAATTGCGTTGATAGCCCCTCCCCCCATATCTTGCAATGTGGAGGCGAAACGCATTGTGTCTTCCTGAACACGTTGAGCAGCCCCTTCGATATGACGCAATTTCTGCCAGTTTGCCATATAATACTCGTTCATGGCTGTACGCCAGCGGAATATATAATGACTGACAAAAAAATCATTGAGCGTACCGATTACTACTGCGGTAAGTGCTATACCCATAAGGGAATATATTTGCTGATAAAACTGTTCTGCGGTAACTTTATTAGGAGAGCTTAATGCGTTTTGTATCAGGTCATAGAATGGAGCATACCAGTCATTAATCGCAACACCGACTTCGACCATAAACCAAGTGACGAAAATAATCAGTGCCGTCCCCAATATAGACCAGTATTGCCAGGGGTGTGGTGCAAAAACAAACCATAGTAATGCAAATGAAATTACACAAACAAAATAATATATGTAAAAAGCAATGAACTCTAATGACCAGAAACGAGCAACGTTAACTGGCAAATCTCCTGATACTCCTACAATATGAGCAGCCCACTCTTCCCCTCCAGACTGCCATACAACAATTGCTGTCAGCCCCCAAATTAATGCTGTAATAAAAAAGAGTGGTGGCTTTGGGAAAAAAGAAATGAACATTACACCTTACCTACTGATAGCTCCATATAAACATGACGGTATTTATAATGTTAAATGCATCAACGAACATTAAATGCGATGAATTTTCAATAAAGCTAATAAATTTTGCCATCTGGGTAGCATTGGTATATTCGCCCCCACAAAAATGCTGTACATAAATACAGAATCTTCATGCAGAAATTAGATCAAGCCAGTAGAGCCTATCAATCGCAGCGGCAGAATATATTTTCATGATCGATCAGGCTTACAGTGCGGCCCCGGCGGGCCGCTACTGGATCATAATTCATTGTGGCTCGCTTCGCCTTCCGTATCACTACTGGTGGCGCTCCCCGCAGCCATCAGACTTGCAACCGCGCTTTTCAGTTCGGCCAGTTCAGACCTATAGGCATCAAGCTCGGCCTTAACTTCTTTGAAAGCCTCCACATACAGTGCTGACAACGCGTTGTAGTCGAGTGATAACGGATTCTCAATTGGGCGGCATTCCTTATCAATAGTGGTCTTGTCATCGCTGCATTCCGTTACAGCCTCCGGTAACACCTTCTGAACATCCTGGGCAATCAGACCAGCGTTTCGAACGGTATTTTGTGCTGTGGTGTGCATCGAATAAGTTACGCCCCGAAGCTGGCAAATCTTATCAATGGCGCTCTCCACTGGCTTAATCCAGAACTTTGCCCGCTCATCAGATGTGCTTGTGAACTTAACCGCACGCACCTCACCTGTATTCCCATTTAGCGACATATCCTTGCCTGCCGCACCAGTACCTTCAATATCAGCCCTGAAATAAATAAAGCTGCCACTTGCTGGGTTTGGTGAATAAATGATCCCGCGACGCCGTCCTGATGCCCCATAAAAATTAAAATGACTACCTGAAACGTCAGTTGGTGCCGTTGAGCTTATGTGACCTGAGACAGACTCAACTGTTTGCGCATACCAGTTTTTATTACATCCTGCACGGCTTGCCTGCATAACAATATTTGTTCCGTGCTTATAGTTATAAAGTACGGTGTCATTGTTTGCGCCAGGCTTGCCCACCAGCATAATGTTAGAACCATCATTATCACGAATAAGCATGTAAGTGGCCTGATTATCACCCGATGGCCGAAGTGTTAAAACTTCACCGTTATGCTTAAACTCAGCACCATAGCCAGACATAATGCGACCAGACGGCTCAACCTCACCGGTAGACCGAATGGTAAAGAATCGCGGCCCGCTCGGATTTCGGTTAACGAGTGACACAACCCCGTTGACACTGTCGCACCACAGTTCGGCCTGCGATTTAACAGTACCATCACTTCCGACAATATTGGTGTAGATCGCATTACTTCGAACCGCGTCATCCGACACCTTGCTTGTGGCAATGTCGCTACGACCTTTAATCATATTAAATTCAACACTGTTGGTAGAACCGAGACCGAGATTTGCTCGGGCTTCCTCCACATCCTTAGCGCCTGTGCCACCCTGCGCAATGCCGAGAGGAATCCAGCCTGGGTTAGTGCCACGGCTGTACGCCCCCCATTCTCCGCTGTTGGTCGTTACCAGGTACTTCGTCCCATCCTGGTTTTTTAGGCGGGTTTCAAGAGGCGCTTGCTCAATACGGTCAACCATCAGGTTGGTGCGAGCACCGTTGACATCTGTGGCACCTGTACCGCCGTTACCTATTGCCAGCGGAATCCAGCCTGAGTCCGGCTTGTACACCCCCCAACGCCCAGCGGCTTCAAGTTGCAAGTAAGACCCATCAGATGTTGTTCTAAGTACAGTCCTGGTTTCTGATGCATTTTCAAGTCTGTCTACGCCGAGATTGGACCTTGCTCCAGCTGTATTATTAGCACCAGTCCCTCCCTGCGCCACGCCAAGCGGAATATAGGCGTCAGAACCGTTCAGAGCACCCCATGTACCGTTATCGAACACAAACAGGCGAGAGCCTCCAGATTTTCCAAGCGCGGTCGATGTCGGGCCTTGCGTGACACGCTCAACACCGAGACTTACACGCGCGGCGCCGGGGTTGGGGATGTCGGCCAGGTTTTGATCTTTCTGAAGGAATTTGTCAGCTGCTGAGTTAATCTCATTCGAGATTGTCTGTGCTCGATCTGCTTCTCTCTTTGCATTGGTAGCGTATTGCTGGGCTTGCGTGGCACTTCCCGCGGCAGCGTTTGCTTGCTTACCAGCATTAGATTCAGCTGTCTGCGCAGCCAGTTTGGCAGCCTCTGCCGCGGCTGCTTTCTCGGAGACAACCGTTTCCGAGGACTTAGCCGCGACTGCACTAGCGTCAGCCGCATTCGCTTTCTCTGAAGCCAATGAAGCACTTGCAGCTGATTGCTTGGCACTCCCGGCAGCAGCGGTTGCACTTGCTACGGCGCTTTCCGCTGATTTCTTGGCACTGGCAGCTGAGGCGTCAAGGATTTCCTTGTTTTCCTTGTACCACTCAAGGTTGGCATTGTGCTCATTGACGATCTGCATAAGCGGCTTAACAGTTACCTCTGTACCGTCTTCTCGCTCAATGGTGACGGCATCAAGAGCGGTCAGCCAACCTCTCATCGATTTTGAATCCGCAGACAGGCGGGTCATGAGCGCTGTAAATCGCGCACTGAACTGCGTCAGATCGCCTTCATAAGTGGTGATAATGCGGCACGGGACATCTGTCTGGGTTTCGCCGGAATATGGCTCTGCCAGTGTTAAATTGGTGTCGTCCAGAACGTGCTTAATTTCATAGAGCTTGTTGTCTGGGCCGACAACAATCATGCCAGGCAGTACGCCATTCGCGGTGACGTTCCAGAACGTACCGGTGCCGGTTAGGGTATTACTTCCCTGTGTAAACGTGATAGTACCTTCCCTGTACCACATAGTTTCTCCTTATTACACGAGCCAGGCTCGCTTACTCACACAAACTTGTAGGTATTCCCTTACCTACAACATCAGTCATACAAAGAGGCGTTGATGTAGTTAACCACTCCACCAAACGCCGTAAAGCTAAACCCTTCCGATGAGGGCATAATCCCTGTCCCCACGGCTGTAAGATCGAGCTGGTTTCCGGTCGCACATGGCGCAGCAACGAAAAGCTGCACCTCAAGCCCGCCTTTGATGGGCTGCACCCAATACTCACAGGGTGTCGCTATGGCAGCCGTTGGAAAACCTGTCTTAAAGGTTCTTACCCCATTGCGGCTCAGTGACGTCTGTAAATTCTGTAACGGCTTGGTTGAAGTGGAATATACCCGCTGCCCGGAAGCATTAAACATATCCAGCCCCCAGCCGCCTGACGATGGGGGGATCTGATTGGTAAAAATGTAAAATGTCCCCGATACGGCTTTGGAGGAGTTAATTTTGAACCACCATGTTCCTCCGGACTGGTAAGGGACGACAAAAAACAACGTCTGCGTGCTGCATCTGGCATAGCAGAGTATGCGCACATTAGCAGGAATGCCTGTGTTGTAGGCCACTGCTTTGTTGCCTAAAGCCAAGTCTCCCACACTGAAAGACTTTTTGTACGTCATGTGCATAAACGGCGTTTCCGGCGTCGCGAATATCTTGCCGTTGCTGTTAACTATTTTGATGCCATACGCCATTTAGTTTGCCTCCATGCAAACGAGGAAAGTGCAACTTGACGGCAGGGAGTAAGAGACGGTGCCGCCCGATATGGAGAACGACGGCTGTGACTGTTTCCGCTCAACGGTGTAATTGAGCACCACGACTTTTAAATGAAACAATGAAGTGTCTATGGCATACTTCAATGATCCACTTCCTGACATTCCGTGTCGGAAATCCAGAACCCAGGTTGGCTGAACAAGGTCGACCCAGCTCGTCCCCTTCTCGCTCCACACTCTTCCACCAAAAGCCAAAATTGCCCCCTGTATCATCCTTGATAGTCAGGGAACTGTAACATAAAACCGCAAAAAAGTAAGTATTCACATACCTATCAAAAAGGGCATCATATGATGCCCTTTACTTATTATTTAACTGTATCTCTGCACTGATATTCCGTGAACAAATCCTCTTTCTGCCAGCGGCCATGAAAATGCAGAATCAGGTCGCTTTTGGGATGAACCCAGACGTTACCAAACCGATCAACACGACGCTCGGTAATCTGGACAACACGCTGTTCCGATGGCCATGTTCCGGTGGTGTATTTCGCGACACAGTCGACTTTCTCTACATTGCTTGCCGCACAACCCGTAAGCGAAAGAGCTATCATAAGTGGATAAACAAATTGTTTACTCATACTAATAACCAAACCCATCTACAAAACATTAACGCACTATAATTAAATGATTTAACCTATTGATAAATAGCCTATTTATTGTAATGAGAAGGGGCATTCCTGTGAATAACTCGAACGCCCCACAGCTCATCAGAGCTGTCCCAGCCTTACCCGCAGCACATTGTTGTCGTCATACACGTCAATACGCTGACCGGTAATCACAAGACGACCGTGGCCGCCGCTGCTGCCGTTAATCTCCAGAACGCCATTTTTCCCTAACCGCCAGCCAGAACGGCCAGAAACAAAGTTCGTGGACTGGAGATCGCCAACTTTGGCATGGGTAATGGTGCCGTCTTTGATATAGGCACCATTCATATAGGCCACACCGTTTTCCACGACAAAGGGCGTGGTTATACGGCCGTTGACCGAGTTAACCAGACCAAAGCGGTCTGCCTGCACAAGAAACTGAGATAATCCCGTGGTGTCGATGCCCAATGCGATACCGGCAACGTATCGTTGGCCACCACTGGCCGCGGTTTCCATTTTCAATGTCCAGGCGGTAGAGACCTTCTTGTTGGTATCGGCGATTGCCTGTGCCTGCTGTTGGATCGTCGCCGTATGCCCATCAACTGAGGCTTTCAATGTGTCGATTCGGCTGCTTAATGCGCCGTCAGCATTGGCTCTCGCACTCGACTCGGAAGTAACTGCCGCACTGATGTCTTTTGTCTGCGCTTGAAGACTGGTGATTTGCCCGGACAATGCAGAATCAGCGTCAGTTCTTGCTTTGGTCTCGGCGGCCACCGCAGCCTGAATATCCTGCGCAGTCTGGGATTTCAGCGTGCTAATTTGCGTAGCCAGCGCGCTATCGGCATCCGTTCGCGCCTTTGTTTCCACGGAGATCGCCGCTTTGACATTCTCATCGGTCTGAGCCTTCAGCGCGGTAATCTGTCGTGAAAGCGTCTCATCGGCCGTCGCTCTCGCCTCCTGCTCCTCCGTTAGCGCCGCGGCGATATCGTCGTTTAACCGGGCTTCAAGTCTGGTGATTTGCGAAGCGATGGCTTTGTCAGCTTCTACGCGAGAGGTTGTCTCCTCGGTGATGGAAGCCCGAATGTTGTCGCCGATTTCTGCGCGGATCTCTTCCACCTTAGAAGCCATTGCTGATATATCGTCGGCAAACGTTTTTTGCGTGGTTGAGATTTTCGCGTTCGTGACGCTCTGCTTGTACTGGTCTTCGTCCTGCCGGAGTGCAAGATCGATATTGGCCCTCGCCAGCGCCTCTAAGCTGGTGGTCACTTCGGTACTGGCCTGCTCGACGCCCGCCACAGTCCTCTTCATCTCTTCGACGGCCGCCACGCTTTCATCTACAGAGGATTTCATCGCGTCAATTTGTTTGGCGTTGGCCAGGTCAGCCTCGACTCGCGCTTCACGCTCTTCGGCAATCAGTGCTGATGCCTTGTCGAGTGCCGCATTAGCCGCTTCTACAACACCAGCCACAGATTTACCCTGCTCTGAAACGGTATTCTGCAACTCAACCAGCGCCGCGTTGGAGCCTTCAACCTGTTGTAATGCCTGCCCCACCTTGTCCAACGTGCCAGCGACCTCAGTCTTAAGACTGCTCTGGGCTTCTTCCAGACGCTGATCTGCTGCCGTCAGCTTTTCGCCCAGGCTGTTGAGGCTGTCTTCCATTTGCTGATAAATGGCGTCCACCGCTTCCTGCGAGACTTTGGTGTCGATCTCTTCCAGCAGCTCCTGCCCCAGCTCGGAAGAGGTGATTTTTCCGGTCAGGAACGAGAGCACGTCTCTGGTCATCGCTTCGGTGCCGAGATTTGAGTTCGGCGGACTCAACATGCCGCGTTTGTTTACAGCGCGCACCCAATAGAACCAGGTTTCGCTGTCACCCAACCCAGCGTGGGTAAAGGTGGTGCTGGCTGCTTCCGCGACCAGTTTTGCGGTGCTCAGGTCGTTAATTCTGGATGCGTAAACATTGATGTGATCGAGGTCTACGGAGTCAGGGTTAACCCAATTCAGGATCACATTGCGATAGTCGCCAACGGCAGTCAGGCCACTCGGTGCAGATGGCGGCGTCATCGTTCCCAGAACCTTGTAAACGGTGCTGATGACTTCAGTCTTTTTGCCGCTGAACGACACCGCGTAAAGCTGAAAGTCGTACTGGCCATTCTCAGCAACGTTGGCGATCTCGTACTGCTCTTCGGTAACGCGCGCAGACTGCCAGTTGGACACATGGTTTTCGTCGGAGCGACGCCAGCTAATCCAGTATTCTGGTGACTTGCCCTCCCACGTCGCGATCAACTTCACGGACAGGTTGCCGGGGCTTGAGATGTACGTTCCCTCGGAGATTTGCAGGTTAGATGGTTTGGAGTACGTTGGATCGAGCACAGTCGTATTCTGCGCAATCAGCGTTGCCCCGTTATCTATCGCTTCATACTTGGTTGGGTTGTTTTCTACTGCGGTAATGTCGAAAGACCCGGCAGTATCGCCTTGTGCGATGCTGATGATGCGTACGCGCATTGGCTCCAGGTCTGGCTCCGTAATCGTCCAGACGCCGTTCAGCACAGGCATCTCATTGGGGGCGAGCGCCTTTTTAAAGGTGACTTTCGTGATGTTCTCGCCAGTTTCCAGAATGTCGCGTTCAACAATTTCTGCATCCTGATTCAAGATCCGGATGAAACTGCCGTTTTTCATGAGCGTGACGGGCGCATCCAGAGTGATGCTGTTCCGGTCGAACGCCATGATACGACCGGAGTTTCGCTTACCGGCACGATACTTATTTTGAATAAGCACGGTCTCGCCGGGCATCAGGAAGGAAGCATCAAGCCCCGCGGTGAAAGTGATCATGTCCGACTCCATACGCGCGGTATAGAGCAGCCAAAGCCCTACACGGTGAGCCTGACCTCGACTGGTGCATCCGAATGCCACAGACTCGGTCTTACGCTCCCCATAGCGAGCCATCGCTTCCTGATCTTCGACATATTCGACGTTCTGCTTATACCCATCCTCTTTGTTGTTGTAGGTAATCAGCGCAACGGAAGGACGGTCTTTTCGTGCAGAGCCTTTGTAGGTGAACATGCCGTCTTTGACGTTCGCGTTCGTGAACATCATGACCGGATCTGACGGGCTATCTTGCATGATGTTCACCATACCGCCAGCCCAGAAGACCATGCCCCGGAATGCCCCAGCGATGTCCTGAATCAGACGATAGGCGTCCTGACGACTGGTGATCTGCGTATTGATGGCAAAGCGCTTCTCTTTGCCCCCGAAGCCATCGTTAACTTCTTCGTCGCAATAGCGGCCAATCTGGTACAGCTGGCCGAGGTCGATCATAGATTCCGAGACAAACTGCCCCAGACCATAGCGGGTGTTGGTGAGCAGGTCGAAGAGAATCCAGGCTGGGTTCGAAGACGACAGCAGCTTAAAGGTGCCATCCCAGACGCCAACATAGGTATTTGAGGTCTCGTTGTAGTTCGCCGGCACACGGATTTTCAACCCTCTAACCAGATACGAACGTGCTGGCATGGTGCCGCCGAACTGTTCAGAGTTAACTTTCAGGCCGCAAAGAACCGAGTTCGGGTAGTTCATCGGGGTATCGACAATTTCACCGATGGAGTCGACCCAGGTATCGTTGAAGAGGTACGACGAGGTGCTGTCATCCGTCAGTCTGGTTACACGGATTTTGTACGAACGACCTGGCTTCGGCAGCTTCAGTTCGTAGCTGCGGTAGTACACGCCAGACTTTTTAGCAGTCAGCGTGATTTCTGCGCTTTTCTCTCCCTCCGGGATCGCATCTCTGAAGGTGTCATCGCCATTCGCGATTTGGAACCTGTACTGAACCGTCGTACCGTTGGTATCACCACTTTTTTTGCTGATGCTACGAAGCGACGGGAACTTCATGATGACACGAACCCGGTCGGCATCATCGTTGTCGATGGCCACAGTAACAGGGTGCGTTCTCTTCAGCTGGATGTTGACTGATTTCGGCGTTTCGACGAAGTCGAAGCCGGCCATTGGACTCTGATCTTGCGAACCGTCGCGGAACTCCCAGGTAATCCCGCTGAAGTTTGAGGAGCCGTCCTCGTTGATAATCGGCAGGTTATCGATGAAGATCGATTTTGCGCCGTCCACAAGCCCACCGATGACGCCTTCCCCGAGCAGATCGAGGATGGATGCCATCGCACGCGAATTAACGGTGTCATTGGCTTCAACTGGTGTGCGGCTGGAGCCACCGCCTTTCTTCTTACCGCCCGCCCCGGCAATCAGGAGCGGCAATTTTTTCTTCTTGAACTGATCCATGTTCAAAAATTTCCTTGTGATTAAATTTGGTCGATGGTGATGGATGAACTCACTACCTGCGAACCAACCAACACCTCTTCTCCGTAAATAAGCTGTACCGGGTTGCCCTGGTTTGTGGTGTTCTGCGGTCCATCGAAATAGAACGATTCGGTATTATCGGCCTGTCGCACAGAGCTGTTTGCAGCCTGTGGCGAAAGCAGCATGGAAATACCCCCCATCATTAGCGACATACCACCAGCCACTAACGCCGTCGCCGCACCGCCAGTCACCACGGAAGTGAATGCACCCACTACAACCATTGCAGCCCCGACAAGCGTCTGAAACCACCCGAAGCCGGAGCCACCGCTACCACGGGGAACGGGGGTAATGCGGATTCTGGAGATGTTGTCCGACTCACCCATCATCTGGTATTCGGTCTCGTCCATTGACCACTTATGCCCCTGCTTATTGGTGATCTGAATATGGTATTTGTCGTAGGTGTTCATGTTGCGCTTGATCCACGCTTTGAACCCTGGGCGGTTCGCCTCAATCAGATCAATGGCCTGTTTGGTATTGCGTACCTTCAGATGCCAGTGGCGGCCAAAGTGTTTCGCCATAGCGCCGCCAAGTTGCACATGCACTAACTCAGACACGTCTCATCTCCCTTGAGTAAGTCTCTGTGACGCAAATGATGCGTCGTGTGTTTTTGGTACATTCCGCCGTAATAGGTGCGGCAGCTCAGACGGTCGATCTGGTGATGCAAAATCATGCCGTCACCGATGTAGACCGCGCAGTGGTCGGGCATTTTTCCGTACTGGATGAAGAAGACATCTCCCCGCTGCGGCTCTGTGCCGGGGGCAAGGCGAACCAACCCCTCATTGCGGTAGTTCTGGTCGAGGATATCGTCGTCACCGGTATACCAGGATGGGATATGCAGGTGCGCATTGGCGTTCAGCTCAACGTTAAACTCGCGCTTAAGGTAATCGCGGCAAAGCATCCAGCAGTCGAATACACCGAACACATAGGGGCGCCCCAGATAGGGCATTTCAAATCCCTCCGGGGTGATTACGTTCATTTCACTAAAGTGATATGGCGCTTCGGTATCAACGCTCTTTCGAATCGCGAGGATCAGCCACGGAACCTCTGTTGCCTCACACCCGGCGCGATCTGCATCGGACGCTTCCGCAGACTGGTCGACGTGAGAGTGCCAGATGGCGACCACCTCTCCGGCATCCTCTGCCGCGATGATGTCCTCGGCGTGCATGACAAACGTATTCCGCGGGTCTTCCGACACGTTTCTCGCTTCCATAAAGCGATACTTTTCGCCACGGGTACGCACCAGAAAGCCACACGCTTCATTTGGGTAGCGACTGATGGCACAGAGATAGATTTGCTGCATCACGTCAGAAGGCAGCTCAGGGAGCGATTTATGACTCATAGCGCGTCGCCCCGATAAACCCGCCAAAGTGAATAACGCCATTGGCGAAAAAGTTCTTTCTGGCTTTGCAGGAGTCATAGCGTTTGGTGCAGTAATCCGCGGCGGCAAGCGTTGTCTGCCTGTTGTTCTTGTCAAAATAGGGACCGGTGTAGCCACACTCTGCGCCGCGATATTTCCACGGGCAGGTGTTTTTGATGATCTGCCGGTACGGCAGCTGCACCCCCATCAGGTCGAACACACTGGACAGCTCGAACTCGACAACCTGGTGTGTTTCCAGCGTCTTCTGTTCGATAAACCACATTTCATCCGGGAAATGCTGGTTCGGATCTGCCGTAGGGTTTCCATCTTCGAAATTGGCGGCATCGAGAAAGCGCGCGAGGGTTAGTTTTCGCGTGATTTTGCACCCAACCAGATCGTCATTCGCCTGAACTTCAGCAGAGACCGTGCCGCCAAAGTTCGAAACCTGAATTTTTGGACGCGGCAGCGTTCCCTGACCTGATTTGTCAAAACCAGATGCGACAATTGGCCACGGCTCGTAACTGATCCCCTGCCATATGATTGGCTGGCTCAGTTCATTGGTGCCAGCATGAAAATATCGCTTACCTGCGGACGTCGTGTTGGACATATCCAGCACGAACAGCTCAATGAGCGCAGAGGGCGACAAGCTCTGAATATCTGCTTTAATACCCATGATTTCATCCTTGAAACAACGAGCGCCAACATCCTGTCAGCGCCCTTTAATAATAGTAAATAAGTGCCTACTTATCCAGCGAGAGAAACTAAGCCTCGAACACCTGCCGGAAGGTTGCAGTCAACACCTGATAGCCCTCATAGCGCTTAACAGTATGGCTATCGCAAACCACCACGATCTTCTTACCTCGCGGGTTCGTCCAGTAAAAGGACTCAACCGCGCCGCGCTCGGTGAGGAAGTCGTCTACGGCATTGATGATGTCGTAGGAGCGTGTAAAGGTCAGAGACCACTCTTCTTTAATGCGATTAAGCCCCTGCGACTGGCGCTGCTCATAGTCATCGCCGTAGCTCAGGATCGTTACATTGGGTTTAACCGTTTTCTCGGACTCATAATCCGGATACCAGGTAAAAGTTTTCCTTGTCATCTCACATCCTTGTGATGGCCGCTCCGAAGAGCGGCCGGGTTAATCAACCTCGCGCGGTATACTTGTTGAGTGAACCGCCCGAGCGTTTCTCCTGCGCAATGGTGTCGAGCACAATCGCTTTTATCTGCTTGGCTGCGCCAGTCCATGTGCCTTTTTCGTCGCCAGAGCTGCTCTCGGAACCGCCCTCTTTCGTGACGTTGATGCTGATGGATACCGGTGCCATGACTTTGCCTCCGCCCACATCACCAGACAGCGTCACCGGAATGGTCTTGCCGTCCGGAAGCGGGACGTAGGCCTCGTTCATAGAACCTTCCCCGAACAACGCCAGTTGCGGCGAGGTTGCGATACCCCCCGTCTGGTATGCGTGCAGCGGGACCGCGCCGTTCTTGCCGAAGATGCCGCCATTTGCGTGCGCTTTCACGTTCGCCGAGGAAGAAGAGCCAGCCCAGGCAGCAACCGCAGTACTCGCCAGAGACATACCGAAGTTCAACCAGCGACTTGAAGAGCTGGAAGAGTTCGCGCCAATCATTGCGAACGTGGCAGCCAGCCCGGAAGCCACCGTAGAAAGGTTGCTCATGCTGAGGATGCTGCTGTTCACCGCCTTAGTCTGGTCTTTGGTCGCGTCGGTGCCGGTAAACAGGGATTTTGTCCAGTCCCAGACACCAGATACAGCCTGGCTTAAGCCATTTGCTGCGTTCTGGGATGCCTGCCCCATTGAGTCGACCCCGGAGGCTGTCTCTTTGGTGGCTTCGCCTACCGTCTTATCGCCGTTTGCCACCGCGCCGCCTGCGGAACCAAGCGACACACCCTGATTGGCAATTGCAGAAGCGACACCGTTCATCAGGTTTCCACTCTGGCCATTGCCTGCTGCCGTCGTTCCCATCCCCAACATATTCATAAGAGGCAGGGTAATTTGCGTCTTCACGACCATGTTGGTGATATCCCGGAGGATAGATTCTGCCAGGCTGGAGAAGTCCAGTTTCCCCTTCATGACAAAGTCCGTCAGCGTCTCGGTCAGGTTGCTAAAGAGGTTGCTCCAGCTGTTTTCGATCTGCTCGGCCAGATTCTCAAACTCCAGCGCCATCTTCTGCGTCGCCGTACCGGTCTCTTTAATGAGCGCGGTATTGCCCGCAGCAACAAGTCTTTTGATTTGCTTGTTATAGAGCGCCACAATTTTCGGATCTGAGGCCTTGTCCCGCAGCTCCATCAGCGCCTTGAGATTGCGGTTGTACGTGTCGTTAAACTCCGCCACCCGCTCTTCACGAGACTGCGTGTAGCCAGCGTTGATGATTGAGCTGGATTCAGGCGCCCAGGTGGAGATCATCTGCTCGACGTTGCGACGGTTAAACATCTCGCGATATTCGGCACTCGCACCAGCCAGATCTGCCAGCCGGGCTTTGGCCTTGTCGATCATCTCCTGAGTAATGAACTCATTCGGAACAGCGTTGGCCAGGTCAGTCAGCGATTTGGTCGTATCGCGAAGAGACTGGTCAAACGAGACCGTAGCCTTTGAGCTTTCACCCATCTGACCCATCAGCTGATCGGCTCTGTCCAGCGCTTTCTGGTAGCCAGCCGCCAGCCTGCGTTGCGCATTCTCTTCTTTCTTCGCGGCGCGCTGGGATGCGTTGGCAGCACGCTGAGAAGCTTTCTCTGCTGCTGCGGCATCCAGTTCACGCGCTTTGGTCAATGCAGCAATGGCAGCTGTACGCTCTTCATCGCTCATCTTTTCCAGAGAGTTTGCGCTGGAGGCTTTTTGCAGGCTCAACTGAGTCTTGAGCTGTTTAGGCCCAACGATAGGCTTGCCTTCGAAGTCCAGCATCGGCGTACCGTCCGGCATGGTGCGCTGGTATCTGGCCGAGTCCATCTGGTTTCGCATGAACTGTGCCAGTGCTTTCTGCGATGCCTTATCGTTCGTCCCCAGACCCAAAACAGTGCCCTGGTTGGACATGACGCCTTTGCCGGTTTTCGACGCGCTGTCGCGCTCAAACTCGGCCTGCGTCAGCTCCTGAGCAACAGCTTCCAGATGCTCCTGATAGCCGCGAATGCTGCCTTCCAGCTTCTGGATTTGCTCGGTATTCCCCTCCTTCTTCGCTTTCTCAAGCAGATCGCTGTAATGGGCAATCTCCTTTTCCGTTGCCGTCTTACGTTTAGAAAGCGCCTCCACCAAATTTTGCGCTGGCTTCAGGTAGGAGTTGTTTACCGTCTCACGGAGCGGCGCGAGCAGTTTGTTTTTCTCGTCATCGGACAGCGATTTGTCGTCAGTGATTTTCTGGATCTTATCCAGTGCTTCCTGACGCGCTTTCACAAACGAGGCTGAGAAAACCTGGTTGTCGGCGCGGATTTTCTCAATCTGCGTTTCGGCAGCTTCTTTAGCCTGCCGCTTGGCGACCGCCGCATCCCCCATCGAGATGGCTCCGCCCAGACGTTCGCGTTCGGCGAGCAGGTCTTTAAGCTCGGACTCTACCTTCTGCCGATCTACTTTGACGGTGGTGCCAGCCATACCGGGGCCATAAATCACCTTTTCGCCAGAGTTGAGTTCCTGCTGCTTCTGGGAAATCTGACGATCGAGGCGCTCTTTGTACTCAACCATCTGCGCGCGCTTGGCGGCCGTCATCGCTTCCGGGATTTTGCGGATCTCGTCAACGACTTTGGACGTCTCGCTGCGGAGCATGGTCATGTACGTTATCAGCCCAGCGATGGCGACGGTGGCCACGGTAAACGCTGCGCCAATCGGGTTTGCTGCCATGAACGCAGTCAGACCAGCGAACGCCCCCTGAAGCCCCGCTATCGCGCCTCGAATAGAGAAGATCAGCGATGGAATCGGCCCCAGTCCCATCCGCGCTGCGCGATTAAAACGCGTCACGGCGGTCGCACCCATGTTGAACGGTGCCTGTATCGCGGTGGACATCTTCGCAAACGCATTAACCATCTCGCCCGCAGTGCCAACCACACCCATGATGCCAGCGCGCATTATTTTAAACGCCACCATTGCTGCGACCGCTTCGCCCAGGCTGATGACTAACTCCTGATTTCTTGCCAGCCACTGCGCCAGCTCACGTAGCGAGTCAATTGCTGAGTTGAGACCGGAGCCAAGAGAGTTAGCGAACGAAATGCCCTCTGCACTGTTCATGATGGACGCCAGCTCTTTCATCCCTTTGGAGAGAGAATCGAGATAGCCCGCCTGACCTACGCGATCAGCAAAGAGCGTGAAGGAGGTTTGCAGCTGTGCCAGCGCACCGGTATAAGTTTGCATCATGTCTTTGGCTGCATTCTGGTTTTCAGCACGCAGAGCAACGAACATCAACGAAAGCGCCTGTTTCGCCTCGACCGTACCGCTCGCAACCGCTTTGGTCAGCTCGCCCATCGTGATACCGGCAGCATCCGCCATAGCCTGCATCGCGTTTGGCACAGCTTCACCTAATTGCTGGCGCAGCTCTTCCATCGACACGACGCCCTTACCAGACATCTGCTGTACGGCCACTGCCGCGCGCTTAAGCAGCTCACTGTCACCACCGAAGCGGGCGACAGAGTCCACCAATGACTTCATAGAGCCATCAGTCGGATCGAGACCAGCGGAACGGAATTTCACGAAAGCATCTGTTAATGCCTCCATCGCAAATGGCGCGTTTTGAGCCATCCCCACGATGTACTGCATGTCATCTGCGGCCGCTTGTGCCGGATTGGCTTTGTCTTTGTTCAAGCCGCGCAGCATGACGCGCATACGTTCCATCTGTGCAGAGGCTTCGACGATAGGCTTTTGCCAGCCAAACAGGATATCGGTCACTGTTCTGGCGGCATCACCAACCTCACCCAGAAGGAAAATGTTGCCGCGCAGGCCGGAGAACATGCTCCCTTCACTACTTCTCCCGCCATGACCAGCAAATCCGTCGCGTCGACCGTTGCCACCATGTCCCGCGCCGTCACCATTTCCTACTGTGCGCACGCGTACCGGCTTGCCAATTAGCCGCTGACGACCAATAACCGCGTCCATCTGATCGCGCACTTTTTTCAGCCCTTCGGCGGCCTGACTGGTCGTCACACCCCAATTGCTGAGTTTTTTACTCGTGGCTCCCAAACGCGTATTCATGCCGCCAATGGCCGAAGAGGTCTCTTTGACTTCCGTGCCAAAGCGGCTGGCGCTCTTGCTCGCAAACGTCGCCCAATCAGAGAACTCGTTTAGCTCTGACTGAACCTTGCGCAGTGAAGTAGTAAGCTTGTTAACGGATGAAGTGGTGGAGTCGACGCGCTCAACGAGGGCTTTCAACCCCGCATTGAGACTGGTGATGTTGCCACGCGCTTTACGCGAAGCATCGGAAACAAGCTCGAAGCCAGCAGCTACGTCCTGTAGTTTGTCTGCCGTGGCATCGAGCCTGGATTCCAGAACGCCGATGATGCGGGAGACCGAACCCAACGAGCGTTCCAGGCTGTTAATTTTCTGAGCTGGCTTGGTGGCCTGCTCACCGAATCTGGTAAGTAACTTACCCGCCCGGTCGATTGACGCTGTAAACTGCTTGTCTTCCAGCGACAGGATAAACTCTACGTTTTGTGACATTCCCTTGTCATCCTCTGCCAAAAATTTGCATCAGCTGCTCTTTGGCGTCAGGGTCTGCCTTGTCCTTGCGCGGATCGTAGACTTTATCGGTTACGACTGGTCTTCCAATCCTGAGTTGCAAACCCTCCATGAACGCCTTAACGCCCTCGCCATCCGCCTGGGCAGCGCGAGCGACTTGCAGGTTGCGGATATCCTCTTCCGCGCGCAGACGGTCGATATTGCGACTGAGCATCCAGAACATCGTCAGAGGGATGCCCAGCAGCTCCATTGGCGACACGGCGTAGTGAGCAACTACACGACTGAAATAGAATCCGAGGTCTATCGAAACGGTCTTTACCCCGGACTCATCGCGGGAAATTACTTTGCCCCTTCACCAGCCGCTTTTTCGTTTTCTTCATCAATCACTTCCATAGCGAAGGTGAAGATTTGCTGAAGCTGCGGGACAGTGAGTTTTTCCAGCACAGCGTCCGGCACAGATGGGATTACCTTGCGAACCAGATCGGCATAAGCAGCCACCTGGTCAACCGGGGACATGTTCTGGAGATCTTTGCCTTCCATCTGTTTAATGGAGACGAAAAGGCCTACAGTCATTTCAACGATGGGGTATTCCTGACCGCCGAACTTGATGCTTTTCTTTGGGGGCAGAATGGCGTCGAGGTCGAGTAATTTAGTCATTGGTTTAAGTCCTTTTAAAAAAGAGGCTCTGCCTGAGCCTCTGCTTACTTAACGCTACGATTAGTCGGCTGCATTAACCGTCACGGATTTGGTCGCTTTTTTGCCACCACTGGTGCTGGTGAAGGTAATGTTTGCCGTACCTTCAGTTACACCATGAACCAGACCAGTCTGGTCGACGGTTGCTGTGCCCTGGGCATCCGATTCCCAGACACCGGATTTATCGCTTGCATCTGCTGGAGTGATTTCAGCCGTCAGCTGAACGTTTTCGCCCGTCTTCACTTCCGGAGATTCCGGCGTGATCTTGACGGACTCAACCGGCTTTGGGCCGCTCATTCTCCCCAGCGTGCCGTTGTCATCCGGATAAGCAGTGAACTGAACGGAGAAAACACGAACATCATCAGACTGGTAGGTCATGGTGAAGTTGCCCGCGGTCGCTGCTTTGGGGATGGTCAGAACGTAGTCGGTGGTATCCTGCGGCGTCAGAACCAGTTCTTTGGCCACGTCGATCAGGTTTACGCCCTGCGCGGATGTGATGGTCACGGTGTTTGAGTCTTCGCTCAGGGTAGAGCCAGGCATCAAATCAACCATGTTCTTCAGTACGGACTCGGCCAGCGGCGCGGTAATCGTGATATTACGACCCTGCACCAGCTCGGAGATCGTAGTCTGACCCAGCTGGTCAACGGTGACTTTCATGGTTTCGGTTGCGACCTCAACCTGCACGCCACCTTTGGTGTAACCCAGATCCACGCCACCAAACGACACTTTGCACGCGCCGAGTTTGATGTTTTTTACATGGGTATTAGACATTATTGGAAAACTCCTTTTTCCGATAAAACAGCACTCTCATTGTGCCATTAGTAAGTATATACTTACCTATTTATTCAATTCAACAAATAGCCAGCAAATTCAATCGGAATACCGGCTTCAATCAGCGCTCCGTCGTTTTTGGGATAGGTGATCGGCATTGTCATCGGGCGAGCCATGCGGAAATAGACACCACCTGACTGCGTTTCCTCAACCGGGAACATCGACATGATTTTATTGGTCTTCTCCATCGTCTTTGTGATCGTCGCGCTTCGCACAACGATAGTGAAAGCGTCGAAGTAGAAGTCCTGCAACTCATGATCAATCTTGATGCCGGTATTTGGGTTAATCAGGAGCACGCCGGATTTCACGTTAGATGGCATGTAATGACAAAATATGTCCGTACCCACCGTGCCAACTTTGGCTTTTTGCATCAGGCTCGCAAACGCTTCTATAAACACATTAACCTCTCGTAAAACCAGCTTTCCGCGCTGCCTCAACCACTGTCTGCGAGAATTGTTTCTCGCTGATCTGCGCTGCTCTTTCGAGGAAGTTAGGCCCAACACGGGGCTTAACACCAGCGACAGGCGGGTTAGTGACACTTTTCAATCTGGACAAGTAGCCAAGTCGATATTTGCCCAACTCCATGTATTCGGCGTAATCGCCCACTTCCACGTTAGGGTGCCCTTCACGCGGCTTTGCGCCAGAGACGGATAGCTCAATGCGTAAGCCTGAATATCCCTCCTTAACGACGCGGGCAAATATCGCGCTTTCCAAAGAGCCGGTTTCCAACGGAGCCATTGCCCTTGCCAGGCGCTCAACCAGACGCGCCAGCTTTTCCATATCCCGAATGAGATAGCGTTTAAAGGCTTTCTGGCTGTTATTGAGTCTTTCACCAGCACGCTTAAACTGATGCGCGTCGTATTTCAGACCCATATGTTAGCTCCAACCTCAAGGTGCCCAGGCCGCCCGCGAAGTCCCCAGCGACGATGTACGCTGGACACCTTCAGCTTTTGCCCTTCCATGATCAGCACATCATCAAGCCGAACTGCTGCTTCAAGGGGGATCACCAGAACGGCGTCAAATAACTCCAGATTTGCCTTACCGCGGCTCCCCGAGCTGTCTGCGCGCACTGACGATCTCTCATTGCTTTGTTCGAACTTAACGACACCGACATCCGTCTTCCTGACGAACTGCAACTGCGCCTCCCCGTAGACGTTCTTCGCGCCAAAACGGTAGATGGCGATCTCTGCTTGCCATGAAATATTCATCCACTCTCCCTCGTGACAAACGTCGCGCCCGTTACCAGGCGAAGGCGCGATTACTCGTCTTGAGCCTTTCGACCAGAAGTAAAGGGTGCGACGGGCGTTACGCACGGCGAACAATCATTCGATTGTTGATGTAGCTCACCAGCAGTCGCCAGGTGCTCCGGGCAACATGCACATTGGCCGCTTTACCGGTACGGTACATGTTGGTGGTCTCACCAATGGACTCCGACAGAATGCCGTCCTCACGAGCTGCCGCCACATCATTGCCGTTTGCGATTTCACAGGCTTCGTTAACCACAGCCAGCATCAGAGCCTCTTTGAAATAGTCCGGAAACTCTTCAAAGCGCTCCTGCGTCATTTTCTCCCAATCGACCAGATCGTGACGGTAAGCCCCATCTGCGCCCCACGGCAGGTCATAGACGTTGAGCATGTTCTGGGGGCGGTCATAACGGTCAAAGTCGATTCGCAGAATTTTGCGAATCGAAAATGGCAGCGTTTTGACGCGTCTGGTGGCTTCGATAAGACGCTTACGCATCAGCCCTTCGCCATCAGCCAGCAGAGTATCGCCGTTCAGCATATCGATAGCTTGCATCTGGGCGTCTGCGACCGTGGCAAACGACTGAGCAGGGATGACCAGCTCAAAGCTGTTAAGCAGGACATACATCTTCCGCTCTTCATGCGTCAGTCCCGCCGCGGTGGCTTTGACGATGACGTAGCGGAGATCTCGCTGCTTTTCGACGAGCTGGTTATGCTCGGCCGACACGACAACCGGAATGGACATCTGACCCTCGCTAATTTCCAGCGGCTCATCGCTAACGAGGGTCGCCCCGGCACTGTCTTTAACGGTAAAAGTGGCCGACTCGATATCCAGCACGTTAAATGCAAAAGACAGGGAAACGGATTCCCCGCTACGGTACGTGTCGAGTTGCGCCATTACTCACCGCCCTGTGCTTTCAGGATACCTTCGATCATTTCTACGATGCCTTTGGCTTTCACCCCTAACGGCTTACCAATTTGACGCAGGCCTGCGATGCCTTCGCTATCCGCAATGGACTCAAGCTCTTCACGCGTGAAACGTTGAACCGGAGCTGGTTCCCTCTCCTCGGCGCCGCGCTTCATGGGCACGATTTCTGGAGCTTCAGGCTCTACGATCTGGTCTGCAACCAGGCTGCCACGCAAAGCGTAAGCGGCAGATGGTGAGACGTTCTCGCCATCAATCGTGGTCGCACGCATGGAGGCACAAATACGCTGCTGATCGATAAATGGCAGCTCCTCGACAGACACGCCATTTTCGAAAAGGACGCCGCAAAGCAGACCCGTGTAAGCAGAAAATTGCGGTTCAAGGATGCGAATCTTCGCTGGTTTCATACTCTTGCTCCTACAAAAAAGGTGGGCGTATAGCCCACCCCTGACACATAGGTAAGTTATTACCTATCGAAATTGTTAAATTTTGACGTTGGTCAGCGCCGCGATAGCTTTATCGTGCTTGTTCGCCAGAGAGCAGTACCATTTAACGCGGGTACGAGTTGCATCTTTGTTCTGAACAGTACCGATGTTTTCCACCACGATGCCCGCGTTTTCGCCACCATACAGACCGGTAACACCGTTCTCTTCGGACAGGTGCAGGCAGTAGATGTTTGCGGCGGTGTTGTCGTCGTTCTTCGGAATGAAGTCGTTCACGATGAACGGAACACCGTTATGGCACAGCATCGGACGGCCGAAGTTTTCTATCATGATTTCAGACGGACCGATGTTTACGGTGCGCAGCAGCGCGCGGTAAGCACGCAGGTGCTCGGAACGCATCATGATGCAGTCAGCGCCCAGATCTTTCACTGCGTCGACCAGTTCGTCGAACATAGAGAAGGTCATCGCTGCCTTCGCAATGTCAATTTTTTGGTCGTCGTGCATCAGCTTCGGAATGCCGTCAAAGGCTTTGCTGTTGGTGGTGGAGTCACCCAGAATCAGATTGCGGCGGAATGCGCGCGCCAGACCTTTAACCTTCTGACGAACCTGGATTGCCAGCTGGTTGTTGGTGTCAGACATAGTGGTCGCCAGGAATTTGTCGACATCTACGTCGCCTGCCAGGATACGCAGCTTCGCAACGTGCTCGGTGAAGGTTGCCGCACCTTCGGTGATGGTGTCGTTCACATCAATGAAGGTCGCTTCGCTCAGGGTAGCTTCACGGTTGTAAAGATACGCTTTGGAGTCGATCTTCATGAACGGCAGGACAGCGAACAGGTCGTCGCGATCGATAATTGTCTCGATCACACCCTGCTCAAGTTCGTTGTTAGACAGCTTTTCAGCTTCGTCACGGAGTAATGGCATCTTTCATTTCCCTATGATTAAGATGTTACTTGAGTCCAATTTTCCCCAGACCGGAGGTCAACTTATCCATAGTCGACTTGCTCTTCGGCTGGTTTACTTTGTGGGTCGGTTTGCTGTTTGAACCTGCACCCTGCTTGGCTTCGCTGCGCAACAGTGCGTCAGCTTCCGGATCTGCACGCAGAATGCGTTCAATCGCGGATTCGAACGGTAACGGCTTGCCCTCGCCGTCAACCAGAACAGCACGTTCCTTCTGACCTGCCGGCTTGTCATAACCAACAACGCTACCGTCTTCACCCACTTCGAAATGAGAGCCGTAGATAACGCGAGCTTTCGCCGGAGTCATCAGAACTTTTTCACGCAGGAAGGCAGAGCCGCTGAATGAAGCGCCGACCGTCATTTCAACCAGCTGCGCTCGCAGCGCCGCGTTTTCGCTCTCCAGTGCGGAGTAGCGTTCGTCACGCTTCGCGAGTTCAGCCTGGTGAGCTTCGATCATCTGTTTTTTCACAGCGTCGAACTCGCCACGACGTTCCAGTTCAGCCTGCTCCGCCTTACGGCGTTCCTCTTCTGCGGCCTGTTCAGCTTCCAGAAGCTGACGTGCGCGCGCCGGATCAATGTCACCATACTGCGCCAGCTGATCGGCCAGAGAGCGCTCTTTCTCCTTGCGCTTCATGTTCTCTTTCAGCAGGTCAGCGCTGGTCTTCCGGGACTTGCGGAGTTCTGCCAGCAGCTCTTCTTGAGTCATGCCTGTAAACTCGTCGTCACCTTTGGGCTGATCTTTCTGCTCGCCCTGACTGCCTGGGTCTTGCGCACCCTGCTCTTCTTGATCAGCAGGAGCACCGCCACCAGCGCCACCGCGCTCATGCCCTTCAGCTACATCCATCAGCCCGCGTCGGGCCATTAGCATTTGCCACAGATTCATAGAAATTCCTTTTCGTTACTTATCACTCGGTCTCTTGAGTAGATGAGTCCCCATTCCCTCGGGGTTGATCTTGCCCGCTTGCTTGGGCTGCCCCTCGATGATAAGTAAGTACTGACTTATTTTCAAGGGTGTTTAGATCATTTTTTGGCGGAAAATTCAAGAGGTCTTTATCAAATTCCTTTTTCATCGCCTCGGAAATGTTCGGGAACACCTTCTCGATGAGCATTTCCATCTGGTGACGACGTACAGAGTCAGGCGCTTGCAGAAGCGCGAGTTTTTCAGCAACCGCAAATTCGTCTGTCAGACCGCGAATATCAAAGCTCTCCGGGTAGGAGATGAGAGAGTTATCTTCATCCAGACTGATCCCCATCCATTTCGCCACCAACTGCATCATCTGGCGCTCCGCCCTTTCGAGACGTTCCGCTTTTGTCACCAGCAAACTGTTAACGCGCTGGAAGTCATACATCTTGGCTGCGCCGGAAGAGTTGTCGATACCCTGGGCGTTGTCCTGTTTGGTGCGCTCACCAGCCACCCCAACGGAATGGTAGATCTCGTTAATCACCGTCTTAATGGTGGTGATGATCATCTGTGCCTGTTTCGGGTCTGGCGACAGGTAGAACGGCTGGTTGCCACTCTCGGAATCGAAGGTAAAGACGCGCTTGGTGCCCATTTCAAGGACTTTGGTATGGTTTTCATCGCCTGGCAGCAGTGACTGCACCGGAATGGCCAGCTGGCTGAACGTCTGATCCTGAATAATGGCATCAAGGTTCGACAGGTAGTTGGCAACAGCACGATCGAGATAGGCGATATCGTCGATGAGAGATGGGCTGAAATAAGGCGATTCGCTTTCACCAATGCAATCAACCGGGAATACCGGCACCATGCCCAATTTGTGCTCGCCAGAATCCTCCAGCACGACCTTTGACTGGCGACGGCCTGCGCCACCAGATCCCTTTTTGACTTCCTCACGGAAGAGATACCATTCGTTCTGTGTCCACAGGCGGTAACGCTGATACTCCTGACCGGTTGAGGTGAACGGATCGGCATCGTCACGCGCCACTTCCACAATCAGCGCCCAAAGCATGTTCCCATCGTCATCCCAGGCGACATCGAGCATCTGCTGCGGAGAAATCCAGTAGGCGTAGGCACGTGCGTCCTTGTTTTTCTCGTCAGCAACGGACTCCACATCGCCATTCATGGTGCTGTCAACAACAACCCAGATACGGCCATAAATCGACGACTGGAGATCGACAGCCGCCATGAATGCGTCAATTGAAGCATTCTGGCGCGTGGCTCGCTTCCAGAAATGACGGATCTGCTCCGGTGCCTCATCGGTATTGCGATGAATGTCCTCTTTGAACAGATACTTGTTAATGAGGTTGACCACTTCGCGGGTATGATTGAAGCGGTAGGCGCGCTCCAGACGCTCCTTGAACTCCTGATCGCCCTCTTTGAAGTAGCGGAAGATGTTGTCGGTGAACCAGGCACGCCCGCCAGCGTAAGTGCTGGCGAGGAAATCCCAATGTTCTTTTTTCTTCAAGTATTCCGGGTGGCGTCGCTCCACCAGGTCTTTGATTTGCTTGTCAGTCAATTCCATTTGCTAAATTCCATTTATAGGTAGGTACTTACTTACCTTGAACCGCCAAGAATAACACGATTTTTCACCGGATACCTACGATGAACTGGATAACCCAATGCGTCTGCGCTGTGCTCGATGCCACCCGTCTTATCCATATCGCGAGAGCCGGGTTTATAGATAACCTTCTCAAGCGAGTCGATCAGGTGTTTGCACTTCGGGTCGATATACAGTCGGGTTTCACCAGAAGCGCTCATCAGCATACGGTTCACAGCGTTCACACGGTCTGCAATGGGCGGGTGCTTCTTCGGATAATCGACGCGCAGGAAGCCCTTTTCCTTGAAGATGTCCACGTCCGATTCACCGCGCGCGTGCTGGCGGTAGGCGCCAGCCGGGTCAGGGAAGATCGTGACCTGTGACTTCCAGCGCCAGTAACGGCGCTCCAGTTCGTCACACACTTCCGCGGTGTTGGATGAAAACAGCACCAGCTCATCGACAGCCCAGAGTTCGCCGTTTGGCTGTGGCTGGAGGATGACCGAGGACATTGGGTCGATGTTAAAGTCCTGCCCCACCCAGATCGGCAGCTTCGGATTGAACTGGAGCGGCTTAACATGCACGTTGCGGTCGAACGGATAGTAGACGCGCCCGGACATGTTCTCGAAGCTGGCCAGGTATTCCTGCGCGAACGATTTCGGGTCCATATCGTTCTTCGCCGCTTCGATTTCCGCAGTCGGCACGAACGGGGAATCGGCAGTCACGAACTGCCAGCTTTTCCACTGGCGTTTGCGCTGCAACTCAACATTCTGGCCGATAGTCCACAGCTTGTGGAACTCCGAGAAACCTTTAGGCGTACCGATGATAAGCGCGCCGCCGCGGGTGGAAGAGAGTGTCGGACGAAGTACCTTGTACCAGGTATCAGGCTTCATGTCCTGAAACTCATCGAGCACCACAAAATGCAGCGCAACACCACGAAGCGTGTCGGGCTTATCAGCGCCTTTAAGGGCGATTTCAGAGCCATTTTTCAGCACGATGGTCATCGTGGTGTCGTTTTTCTTACGAACCCACTTTCGTGGCAGCACTTCCTGTAGATCATCCCACAAGATTTGGCGGGCCATCTGGTAGGTCGGGGCGACATACCATACGCGCTGCTTTTTCTCTTTGGCTGCCGCACGGATGATGGTGGAGATCGACAACCGGGATTTACCCCAGCGTCGACCCGCACACACCACCTTGAAACGATGTGGCGACTGGAAGACAGTCATCTGCCCGGAATGCAGCTGTACGAGACTCAGAGAGGACGGGATGGTCATAGTCAGACGCTCCCATCACTTTCATCGCCCGACGCGTCAGAATCGCTCTCAGCTTCACTCAGCGCTTCTTCTTCGAGTGATTCCAGCAGATCGTCATCAATCAGCTCAGGCTCATCATCTTCTTTGCGCAGCTGCGCCACCTGGGCAGGTGTCAGTTCGCCGAAGACAAGGTTCGGAATTTCGTCTTCGTCGTTCTCCATGCGATCCATGCCGAGCGCTTTGGACGAAATTTCAAAGCACTTGGCCAGCGTGTTGCTGGCTCGCTGGAGGCTTTTAAGATCGTCCTCAATCGCAGCGAGTGGTCTGCCGTCTTTCTTGGCGGTAGCCACTTCGTGCATCGTCATACGGCCAATGGCAAATGCCCAATCGTCGTAACGAGTACGGCGTTCTTCAATTTTCTCTGCGCGAGCCTTAGCCCGCAGCTCCGCGTCGGACTTGAGCGACTCACGCACCATTTTGCCGACAGAGTCTGCGCCTTTCTCTAATCCGCGCTTTTTGAAATGTCTGGAGAGCGTTTCACGACGTATGCCGTACTCTTCTTCCAGCTTTGAGAGTGTGTATTCGCCGGAAGTCCATTTCGCTTCGGCTTCCGCCCACTCAGCTGGCGTCAGGCGAGTTTTGCTCTCGTCTTTTTCTACAGTCATAGATCCCTCTAAAACACTCAGAGCGCATCCTTGCGCCCCTAAACAATTTGTTTAAATCTGTGCCTAACCAATTTGTTTTCTGATGGGTAAAACCCATTCTGGGGTCTCTTTCAGAACCTGCTTCCGTATATATTTAATAAGTCACTAAGTATTTATATATACGGAAGCAGGCTCTTAAACTGACTCCCCAGACCGAATCACATCACCAGTAACTTGGCGCGGGCGCGGCCTAAAGTGGTCAGCCCCAGCGTGCGACGGTGGTAGCCGGAATCGCCGCGCTGGCGACACACGCCTTTCTCCACCAGCCCCTTTTTCACCAGAGCGCGAATAGAGAACTGCATACTCTGTTTGGTCGTCTTGTACGGCAGAACTTCCAGAAGCTCGTCCAGATCGAGAAGGTGGCCACGTTCGTGGCCCAAATTGATGGTTTTGATGATGTCTTTCTGTTTATCAGTCAACGTCATGGCAAATCCTTATGCCCGCAAAGCAAGTTCAAGAGGTTGATTCAGTGGTTGTTTGTCGAACGCAAGCAAAGGCAGCGTCTCCGGCAGCTGACGTCCGAAATCCGGGTTGCGGTACACGCCGTACAGCGGAGAGGTAAAGCTCAGGTTGTGAATGTCCTTGAGCAGTTTCACGATGCTTGCTTCATCCACCAGGCTGTCAGCGATGTCCTGAATGGTTGTGCCGCGGTTACGCCCGGCTTTGGCCAGCGAACTGTTTTTGTGGTAGTCAGCCACCAGATCGCGCAGCGCGCGGCGGCGGCGAGGCTCGCTCATCGCAAACAGCTCTTTGACTATCGCTTCGTTGTCGCCAGGGTCGGAACGGAAATGGCGCTGGAAGACGCGCAGCGCGCTCTCATAGCTCTTTGGACGCTCCGGACGGATGAACTGGAACCCGGCTTTCATGGCGAACGGGTTGTATTTGCTCATCGAAGACTGGATCTCGATGATTGGTCGGTCGTGCATCCTGCTGACCAGGTTAATCATGCGGTAGGAAACGCCGACGCCGCGGTACTGTGTGTCCACGACAGAGCGGCTGATAACCGCAAAATTATTGTTAACGTAACGCCCCCAATACTGGTTGGCCACGGTGGTGTTGGTCGTGGGCTTAAGCTTGGGGAACATACGGTGGCGCGGTGCCAGCAACAGCTTCGGAAAAGCCACAACCACAACACCTACCAGTCGGCCATCCAGATCGCACCGGTAGTAGGTGGGTGCAAACGGCTTGCCGTCTGTCTTGTAGTGCAGTGACTTCAGCGCGTGCCAGTCTTCGACCGTGCCTTTGCTGATCGTCATACGCTCCAGAAAATCCAGATGCCGCGGGAACTCTTCCGGACGGTAACGTTTGATGATGATGTCGGTCATCGCACCACTACCTTACGGTTGCAGTAACCGCCACGAGTGATTGTTGAAGCCGGCCGCGTCACGATTTTGTCGATATCAGGAAGCCCGCCAGCCTTTTTGTCAGCAAGGAACTGGAGTCGAGAGCGGTTGAACTCTTCAGCGATGTACCCCTGCAGGTAGGTCAGTGCCTCCTGATCTGACAATTGCACGCCGTGATACTCTGCGGTCATCAGCGCCACATGCAGGGCTTCATGCCAGTACACCGACTCTTCGTAGGCTTCTGGCAGAAATACGCAATGCACCAGAGAGTCAGCGGGCACATAACCCAGCGACGTCACCATGCCACCGGCGCCGTCCAGAAACGCGCTTTCATCCAGCCCATAGAGCTGTTTAATGGTTTCGATGTAACGCTGTTTCCCAAAGACAATGCAGCAACGGTTGTAATAGGGCGCGACGCGGAAACCATAGGCGCCGTGGGCACGCAGCCAGTCCTGCCACTCTGCCTCAGTCGTCCAGCGGCGACGCAGCGCTGCGCCTTCATAGATTGGGAAGACCTTTTTAAGCTGCATATTCCACCTTCACACGCTCTTTGTAGTGCTTGGTGATCTGCATATCCGGGCGCAGCGCGTTTTTGAGATCTTCGTGTGTCGTGGCCACCATCACGGTCGCGCCTACCTTGCGGGCGGCGCGCTGAAGGTTTGACGCCACCACCTGTGCCGTGACACGGTCCAGTACTGCGCCAAATTCATCCGCCGCCCAGACTTTCGCGCCGGACTCGATGAGCTTGGCGATCTTGAGGCGGTATTTCTGGCCATCCGACATTTCAGAAGGCTTACGCACAAAGAGATAGGCGTCATTCAGCCCGGCCATAGACAGAAGACCGAGCGCCTCGCTGGTGGTTTTCCCGAGCTGGTCGATGACGTTGACCTCGTTGTCGAAGGTAAAGTCGTCGATGGAAGCCACCGACAAGCCCTCTTCCTTCATCTGGCGTTGCAGTTCACGCAGAACGACCGACTTGCCAGAGCCTGACTGGCCGGTGATGTACACCACATCCCCCTGCTCGACCTCCAGCTCCAGGTTGTCGTAAAGCATCCAGGCCTTTTCATCCAGCCCCAGCCCGAACGACTCGGCGATCTCCAACGTGCGAGTGGTTTTGTTCACGCGGGTCTGAAACGAGACGTTGATGGTGTATTTGCTCATGCAGTCAGCTCCCCTGCGGAAACTTTCTCTGCGTATGCCACAAACGCGTCTACCCCGCTTTCTCCCGTGATTTCTTCCATATGGGCGAGCAAATCCCCAACCACGATGGCGGAACCGGCAGGGAGCGTTTTAAAGCCCAATACGTCGATAACGCGCACTTCTTCTGCGGCCACTTCACGACTGATTTCAGTGTGCTCTTCTTTCTGGCGCTCGGTCTCTTCGCCCAGATCGAGTACCAGAGAGGAGGTTTCCATCTCTTCGGTCATGCTGCCAACGAGCACATTCAGCTCGCGTTCTTCAAAACCGAACACCTCAACGTCGCCGAGCACCAGGGATTCCAGCTCCTGCTGCAATTTAATGGCGTCATAGTCGATACTGGCCAGGCGGTTGTCTTCCAGACGCTTCGCCTTTACTTCCTCTTCACTCAGATCGTCACGAATGATGACCGGCACGCGATCAAGACCAGCCAACAGTGCCGCCTCACGTCGGCCGTGGCCGGTGATGATGACGTCATGCTTGTCGACCGTGATCGGCTGGTCAAAACCGCGCTTTTTGATGGCGGCGGCCAGATCGCGGATCTGCTGTTCGTCATGTTTTTTGGCGTTCATCTCATACGGGATGAGTTCGGCCGGGTTTCGATAGACGATTTCGAACTTTTTGGTCATTTGTTACGCTCCTTGTAGTCGTCGACCAGCCACACCAGAGCTTCACCGGCGTTCTCCATTTCATTGCCGGTATTGATGCCCTGCGCTTTGATGATGCTTTTAATGGTCTCCGCGACCCGATCCGACGCGTCAAAAGTCACTTTGAAGCGCATCGTCTGGTGTTCCGCTCCAACCCGCTCGGTTTTCTCGCGTTTATCTGTTTCGGTTGGCTCATCATCGCCACGAGACAGCGCTTCCAGCGCTTCAAGATCGATAATTGACGCTTTGGCCAGAGTGGCCGCCATTTCGTCGTCATACGGGGCGATATCAGACAGCCGGTAGTCAATTTCGGACTGGATTTCCTCGATTAAGCGCTGCAAAGCGACCTGATCGTCTTCGCCGTAGCGCTCGTTATCGACGAGGGACATTTGTTTGGCCACCAGGTCGTTAATTTTGCCCACGGAGATCACGGGAACCGTCGAAATGCCCTGTTCCATCGCTGCCCGCCAGCGGTGTTCGCCGCCGAGGATCTCAAAAAAGCCGCCGTCCAGCTCCCGTGCGAGAATTGGCTTAAAAAAGCCCAATTTCTCGATAGAGCCTTTCAGTTTTTCGAAGTTTTGCGCCCCAACAGAGTTGGTGTTCCAGGGATTCGGACGCAGGTTGGCGACTTCCACCTGCATAATGGTAATTTTCACATCCATATTTCTGATACAATCCATTGCATAAGTAATTACTTACTATAATAGCCAATTAACATACAAAAGGCACGAAGGAAAGAGCTTTATGACAGTTCGGATTGTATCGAATGCGGTCAATGCGCTTATTTCTGGCGCTGATGACAATGTAAAACGACTTGTTCAGGAGATGTTGAGCTACGAAGTTGAGGCCGGTGACTGGAAAGGCACCAGTACGATGTTCAACTGGAGCAAAAATGCGTTCCCCGCAGGATTCGCAAAGCCAGTGGCAGCAAACCTGAACAAAGCTGGCATTAAATGCGTGCATGTACGCAAGGAAAAAGCGCCGGCGCTTGGCAAGCCCAATCCGGTAGTTAACCCATTTCCGTACAACCCGGACTACGCATATCAGGATCAAACAGTGGAAACGCTGGTGCGCGAAGGGATGATGATTGCGCAGATTGCCACAGGCGGCGGGAAATCTAACGTTGCGTGCAAGGCAGCTGCCCGAATTGGTCGGATGACGCTGTTTTTAACCACACGTTCCGTTCTGATGTTCCAGATGGCGGAGAATTTCCAGAAATCCATCAACTACCGCGCTGAAAATGGAGAGCCGTGGCTGAAAGGTCAGAAGGTGGGCGTTATCGGTTCGGGTGAATTTCAGGTCTCGCGCCACATCAACGTGGCAACCGTGCAGACACTGGCCAGTTTTCTTGAAGAGCCGCCGCGGGACGCAACGCCTGAGAAGAGGAACCACCATCTCAAGCGCCGGGAACTGGTAAAACGCTTCCTTTCCAGTGTCTCGCTACTCATTCTGGAAGAGGCGCACGAATCTTCCGGCTCGAACTTCTACGATATCGCCCGCCTCTGCGTAAACGCCGACTATCGTCTTGCGCTGACAGCCACGCCATTCATGAAAGACTCGACCGAAGCCAACATGCGCCTGATGGCCGTTGCGGGCAGAATAGAGATCAAAGTCACGGAGAAATACCTCATTGATCGAGGCATCCTTGCGAAACCTTACTTCCTTTATCATAAAATCGCATACACTCCGGACAATGTCCGTATCCGGTCGGAGCTTGCATCCAAACATCTGAACTTCCGGGTCGGCATGGGTACGTCGTACCAGAAAGCCTATCAGCTGGGCATCGTTTACAATTTGGCACGCAATGAAGCGATAGTACGTGAGGCTCTCATGTATAAACGTCACGGGCTGAATTGCATGACGCTGGTGCGTCTGAAACGGCATGGGCAGATCCTGATGGAGATGATGAAAGAGAGCGGTCTGCGAGTCGATTTCATCTATGGTGAGTCCAACCAGGCTACCAGACAGACTAAGTTAAACAGTCTGGCCACGGGCAAGATAGATGTCCTCATCGGCTCAACCATACTGGACGTCGGCGTAGACGTTCCAAGCGTGGGTGCTGTCATTTTGGCTGGGGGCGGTAAGGCCGAGGTCGAAATGCGTCAGCGAGTTGGGCGTGGTCTTCGAGCCAAGAAAAATCAGGCAAATGTGTGCTTCATTACCGACTTCATTGATATAAGTAACAAATATCTTATGTCACACTCCTATGAGCGGAAGAACATAATAGACACCACGCCCGGATTCGCTGAGGGGGTGTTGCCGGTAGGTAGCAATTTTGATTTTACTGTTTTGAATAGAGATTAAGCATGGGTGACAAACGCGCTATACACTGTCAGGTTCAACTGACCGAGAAGGCGAACGACAAACTGGAATCCTTTCAGGGACGTCTGCGAGATCGCAACATAAGGCTGTCAAAGGCCGACATCATTAACCTGGTGTTGAGCAACATGACGATGGCCGATTTTGACAAGAGCGCAACGTCGCTTGAAGCGTCAGCAAAAGCGCGCGAAAAAGTCATGAAGATTTATGAAAACTCGGGCATGACCAAAGAGGATTTGGAAGAGATCCTGAAACGCTTACCGTGAACCACGATGTGCTCATGATTCTAATCAGAGCACATCGCGCGGTTGGTGGCTGTGCAATGAGAGTTTTTATAATAAGGCAAAAGTAATCAATAAACAGAAGGCTATGGTTACAGACATCACATATGGAATACCCGCAGAGGTCTGGCCACGCGATTACTCCTTCGTGGAGAAAGCCCTGATGTTCTGGCGCAAATCCCTTATTCCTGTAAGGGTCACGCTGGAAGATGGCCAGGTGTTCTGCATGTACGTTCAGGGGTTAATGTCATCTCGCAATAAGGTCGACCTATGCCCTGCCCCGTTCGACCAGGAAAATCGTATAAGGCTCCCACTTGAGCGAATCAGCACCATTGAATCAGGTGTGGCAGAAGGTATAGCGCACGACTTCACAGGCCGCATCGCTGTACATCCGGACTATGTGGACAATCGGCCATCCCGCCGCGATTTCTTCAAGATTTGTCGTCAGGCTCATCAGGCGCAGAAATCTATAAGGGTCTACATGGCGGATGGCCGTGAAATTGAAGGTGTGTCGTCAGGCGTTGACGCTTGTCAGGTCACGCTCAACATTGGCGGCGGTCGGAAGATGGTCGTTATGTTCGATTGGGTGGAGCGGATTATCCCGTTTTAAATCTATAAGGGCAATAACCGGCTAAGTCCGGTTATTATTTTATGGGTCACTCCCCTTTATATTTATTTCCCGCATCCCGATTAAATATATAAGGGCAAAACACCGAACAGGGAATTTATTTAGGGAACACCTTCGACCAAATGCGATTTATTTCTAAGACTTTGATTTTTATTGAAGAAAAATTTTTTATATTTTTTTGAAAAAAATACTTGCATTAAAAAACCGAATATCGATAATTACACCCATCGAAAGCAAACACGCTAACGATAAATAAATAACTAATTAAGTTTTCAATATTACATAAGGATTAAAATCATGTCTAACGTATCTATCTCTAAAAAAGCCATCATCGACGCTGCTGTAGTTATCGCTAACGAATTACAGATTAACGCTGATAACGCTACTCAGACTTATAACAATCATTATCAGAATGGCACCCACACCAAAGCAGATAAAGCTAACATGTTGGCTGCTACTACTAAGCTTGCATACTTCACCAACAACGTGCTAAACGCTGTAAACGATGAGAAATTAGCTGGTGTCTTCTACTACGCTATTAAAGCAAGCAAACAAGCGCCAGAAGTCTTTTTCCGCGAAGCAATGGCTAACAGCTACTCACTGGAAAAACTTGTCTATCTGGTGAAGTCTATCAAGTCTGGTAAATGTGTTTACAGTGTTGCAGATATGTCTGGCTCTCGCGTGTTTGCTCTTATTGAAATGATTAATGATGAGATCGACACGTTCACAAATGGTGCTGTATACGATTTGATGAACGAAGCGAAAAAAGTTAACGAGCTGAAACCAGACGCTGGCTATACGCAAGCCAACCAGCTTATCAACCTGTGTGAACGTCTCGGACTGGTTGAAAAGATTAAAGGAATGGGCGCAGCGAAAAACGGATCACAGCAATATCGCTTTATCAAAAATGATTTCTACAACTACCTAGCTGAAGCATTCAAAGCATAACTAACGAAGGAGCGCCCACTATGGGCGCTTTTTTGTTTCTGCTTATCACATCAAGCGCGCCATAATGGCGCGTTTTTATTGTCTCTTCTCCACCAGCTATCACGAAAATAAACCCATTAAAAAGCGCCACTGTGACGCGTTTTATTCCTTCCCAATACATACCCATTACCCACAATAACGAGCGCTCACAGTGCGAGGTGTTGCGTTTTAGCGCATGGCTGTTCTGGTGTTGTGTGGATGTGATTGTCTGGTGATGGGTGCTGCTGGTGTCTGCTGGTGGCGATGCACTATCTTTCGGGGCGTGTCGGCAATACTGGCATGACGTGCTGGCGCTGGCATATGATTATCACGTTGGCGCGACGTCTGCGCGCTGACAGTGGCTTACCCACTGATGCACATAATCACGTAGCGAAAGCTGTCTGTATGGCTCAGGGGTTAAAGCGCCCACCAGCTTCCGCTGATTCTCTCCGCGTGAGAGCTGATACGATTCCTGGCATCTCCCGCTCTGTTTCTACCTGAAGGCGACCACAGCCGTTTCCCGAAAATTCCCTGGCCGTTTCCCTTCGGTTGCCCTGATGGACTTCTGGCCGTTTCTGAAAATTTTCCCTGCGGGAGCTGGTGGCAAAGAAAGAGCCGTCTCCGGCCCTCCCCTCTTACACTCCTGTCAGGATATGAATGCGGTTGCTGATATACATCTCTTTGACGAACTCCCCGCATGTGACTTTCCAAGAGCTGATGCCAGCTTCATAGACAACGTTTTTGCACTTCAGGGCGTTATTGGCGATCCGCATTCCTTGTGCGATGGCTTCCTGGCTCGTGAAGTTGAAGGAGGATTCTGTTCCGATCCACATAGCGATTTGTGCGGCGAACTCAATGAGCTTTGACTGGCAGAAACGACCGCTGCGCACCGGGAAGACAAACACGCCAAATCCCGAGGTGGCGACATACGCTTTTTCAAACACGCGCGTATGGAGACGATTGCAGGTAATGGCATTGGCAATCTGCTGTTTCTCATTCCGTGAAAGTTCGATGGTTTCATTTCCGCGCCAGGCGCCCAGCACGCTCTTTTCGATATCATAATAGGTTACAGAGATAGTGCCATGTGCCGGTGAGCTGACAGTCGCGATAAAGTTCATTTTCAAAACTCCTTAAACAATTTGTTTTATTGTTGGTGTAATTATCGCAGTGCATATGAGGCGTCCAAGCGTTCTGTTTCGGCTGCTGGTGGCCTGGCGGGAACTGGAGGGAGCCGAAGGTAGCCTGGCGGTGAGAGGTGGGTGTTTCTGGCCTGCGGTTAACACAGCGGCGTAAACATGTTGTTTTGTTGTATGGGTAAACAAAAAAGCCCCGAAGGATGGCGGGGCTGTCGTAATGTCGACTAATCGCTTTTGCACATGTCAGGCTGTTGCCAGAAGAGATACACGCTGTATTTCCTGCTGGGCAACTTTGTTTGCTTCCAGAAGAGCCTGTTCAAGCTTTCCTGCTGGCCAGATAATCTGTTTTGCCATCCAGCCTCTTCCGCTTGGTCTGCGAATACTCATCACGTAACGCGTGCGGGTATCTTCAGAGACCACGGTCTCTTTGAAAAGGCGAATGGCCGTACCATCGGCGATGATATCGAGCAGGGTCAGCTGGTGGGCAACTTCTGGTTTGGCCTTACGTGGCTGACCCGCATTCAGTGAAACAATCATCGCACTTCTCATAATGCACTCCGTAAACAACTTGTTTTCTTGTTGGCGTAAATAATACCAGCGAGAAAACGGCCACAAAGCGCGTTGTTACGGTGGGCGACATGACCGGAGGTAAGAAATGGATGCTGGTGGCCGCAGGGTGCTGTCGCTCCCGAAAACCTCTTAAAAATGCTTGCTGCCCGACAGTGGTCTGACAGAATGACTATCAGCAGCTGCGTGCGAGGGAATTTGTCTGTCCCGCTATTTTTCAGGCTGTCCAGATCGCGGCGCGCCACCTCGTTACACCGGCGAGTTTTGCAGGCGTTCTACCGCACCTTAACGGGGTCTCACCGTTTCCCTGAAAACCTCCAGCCGTTTCCCTTCGGCAATGCTCCCGTTTCCCGACAGGGATGTGGCCGTTTCCCTGAATATCCCGGAGGCTGACCGTAGGGTGGGTGGAGGCGTTACGGGAGGTAAAAATCAGGACTTGAATAAATGCGTAGAAAGTAGCGACACCCCTCCTCCCCTTCCCACTTATACCTCCTGTGATTTTCCCTGCTGTGGGGACACATATCTCCCCTCTGATAACGCTCTATAGGGTGAGTATTCCTTTGGGTGAAATGGGTGGTTTGTTCTTTCTTCCGGCGTATATGGTTTTGTTCTTTTTGGTGTGGTTCTTCTCTGTGTCTTCGTCTGGGTTGTTCTCATCGTTTTGGCGAGTGTTGTTCTCCGTGTATGGAGTAATGGCAGGTGCGTCTTCCTCTTCGTTTGTGCGAAAAGATGGAAGTGTGGGTAATGGCAGTAGGGCGCTTTTAGTGTTCTCCGCATATGAAGTAATGGCGTTCCCTGCTATTCAGGAATTTGCACTCTCTCCCGTGGTAATGGTGGGTAAGCGAGATTGCGACGGCTCCTGTGCTGGTCTGGGTTTGTCCGGGTTTCGTCGCGACTGTGGTTATCCGGGTATTGGGTAATGGCATATGGGGAAATCGTGTCTGCGGTAGCCTGGAAAGATGAGGTGGGTGGTCGGTAGCCTGGGGAAGAGAGGTTGGTCTTTTCGGTAGCCTGACAGGAAGAGGTGGGTGTTTTCGGTATTGTGGATAATGGCGTGTGTTGGTTACTTGTTGGTGTGATTAATTTGTTTTCTTATGCCTGAAAACAAGTTGTTTAAATGGTGCGTATAACGCAATGAGAGGGCTTCTGAGCGTGTCTGTTTTCTGGTGGTGAGATGTATCGACTCTGTGGCATTTAACGCGGCGTAGTGCGTTCTGGTGGGCAGGAATTGGGGTATAAGAACTGTCGTGCGAAAACGTCAACTTCTTCGACTAAATCAGGGTGCAGCGTTGACTTTTCTTTGATGTGTTATTTATTTGTTTTCTTATGGGTGTTATTGGCTTAAATGCCTTGTCACGTCTGGGCTGAAGGGTCTTGTGGAGAGAGGAAATTGGCGATCAACGGACTCTTATAGAAAACCTCAAATTGTGACCGCCAATGTCAACGGATTGATTACTCAACCGGGATGGTTTCGCCATACAGCTCTTTGTATTTATCTCTTACCTCATCGACACAGGTGCCGGGCACGGCCAGCAGGTTTTTGTTCGCTTCATAGGACTTGTCGAAAGCCTTGACGATTTTTGGGTCGAGCTTATTGGCCTTAGCGCTATCCTTCCACGGCAGCTGGGTATCAGGAATGCCGTTACCGGTCAGTCCGAGTTCACAGGTACGCGAAACCTGGGAATAGAGCGAACCTACTCCCGCAGCCATAGAGGAGAGAGGTAAAGCCAGCAGCAGTGAAGCTATGAGTCGTTTTTTCATGAGGTCTCGTTCCTGAGTGAGTGGAGCTGGGTTGTGTGGCACTAAAAAGAATGGCGGGGTTATCCCCGCCATTCCAATGTTTATTTGAAATTGAAGCTGTCCGGATGGTTGTCCAGGCTGCCGGTCAGTGCCGCGTACAGGACGGTCTTCCCGTTAATCGACAGCTCATCAGGAATATTCAGCCACTGTAGCGTTTCGTTTCCGGAATGCTCATCAACCGTAGAGAAAAGGCCAGTCATCATCTTCGTTTCCGGGGAGTACAGAACAGCGATGCGTTGCGTGGCGCAGTCATGCGGCTTACATGCAGTCAGCACCAGGTACTCTTTGTCGGCGATCTTGACGCTCTTGGCTGGTGAGGTTGTGCCTCCCTGAGCCACCCATTTCGGCAGATGCTGACCCTCTACCATTTTCTGGTATTCAGTCTCTGTGCTCTTGTCCGTCGCCAGTTGTTTGATGGACAAATCGTCCTGCGCATACGCTGAGGTAGCTAAACCTGTGAGAGAAAGGAACAGTGCAATGAGTGTTTTCTTCATAAAAATATCCTTTTTTTATCAGCGGATTGCTGAAACCAATCCGCACGCAATTTTACTCCGCCCCCTCGCGTTCATCCAGTTACAAGAAGCCAAAAGCCAGGCTGTCTGATTCGTTAACTCGTTAAACAAATTGTTATCTTATGGGCTTTATTATCCAGTTAGCGATAAGGCAGACAACATGCGCGCTACGGTTGAAATCTGGCGTCTCTTCGATTGCTCATCTGTTTTAACCGTTGATATATGGTGGTTTTTATCAATAAAACGTTAAACAAATTTAGTTCTTGTTTCATTTGTAACCAGTATGCACCGCATTGTTATACACAGCAAAGACAGTTATTTCGCCCTCGGTCTTTCATACTTAATCGAGGAAGTCGCAAAGGAAGAAGCTTCGCCAAAGAGAGTTTGTATTGCCTCAGAAGTATGCGAGCGTTGTCACGCACTCTTTATGCTGAAGGAGGGTTATGAGTTGCTAATCTGCGAGAAAGCGATTCAGGCAAGAGACGCAAGGTTCCCGATTGTTATGATGACCGATGCAAGAAGGTTGCGCACATTTAACAAACTGCCTCGGTGTTTTGATAATATCCTGATAATCGATAAAAGAGATTCGGTAAACAAATTTCGCAATCTGGTCTCGGCCGTGCTTCGTAACAAAGAACGGTACAGCAATCACTGCTACAAAAAACGTTGCCGCACCTGCGTCTACAGAAACCCACTGTCACCGGTGCAGCGCATGATCGCTCAGAGCGTCCATGAAGGCCTCACCACTCAGGGCATCGCAACGCGGCTTGGCCTGTCACATAAAACTGTGGCGACACACAAACAACGCATAATGACCCGCCTGAATATCAGAAGCAGAAGCGAATACTGTCAGGTGCTGATTAAAATCGTCGAGCTAGAAAAAGAGTCAAAGGAATAACCCCACTGATTTCATCAACACGGCTCGTCTTCACCGAGAGACAGGGGGCAGCTACACCAGTTTGAAGTCATCGACATCGTCGATAAACTCCATGTAGCTGGCCTCCACGCGCTCAAGTGACATCAGATATAGCAGCCCCTCACTCAGAGAGGTTGGCCACTCCAGCACAAACTCAAAGCCATCTTCGTAGGTTTTCCCCAGCCAGAATCCTCCGCCATACTCTTTCAGCCGCTGAAAGAAGACATATTGCCCTGGCTTGAGGCACTGAAGCGTCTCGCCGCGATAAACAATCTGGTAGTTGTTGTCTTTGCCGCCCATCTTTTTGCCATCCCGAATACTGTATATATAAACAGTAGATATGAGTTCAGAAAAGGTCAATTTTAAAGGGTGGGATAATAACTTGTTGGTGAAAACAATTTGTTTAAGGCCACAAAAGTGGCCTTTTATTTATTTGTTTAGAAGGGTTGCTAAATGGGCGTTACGCTTTCTCTCTCCCCAGATAAGAGAGTGCGCCTACAGATACAAATTCGTAGCCGAATGTGTCGCCTAAAAAGTACTTAAAGTTCTGGAGTGCGTCGTAACTGGTTATGCGCCAGGTTAGCTGCGCCACCCCAGAAAAAATGTTGCCATCGATTGTTTGCGCTGAGTAGAAGTACAGGTGGCGATTTGTAGCGTCATCTGTCTCGTGTTTTTCAAGATAATGCTCAACGTCATCGATCAGTTTTATTGTTGCTGCTGGAGATAAATGCTCACCGCATTCAGCGTTAGTGCGTGCTTTCTTAAGCAGTTCTTTGATCTCTTCCATACGAACCTCAGTATGAAAAATAGACCGTAGCTACGCCGTTATAGTGGTCGAAAGACACGGCGTTAACGTCGTAGCTTGCTGGAAGGGTGTTGCCTAATACATAGCCGGGCCATTGCCGCCACGGCACTTCTTTTCTTTTACTGCGTTCGGAGATCACACAGCCAAGTGAACCTACAGACTCATTGGTTCGCTTACCGCATGTAGCGAAACCGGGGTTGGGCTTGCTGGATTGTATGATGGGTGCGTTTACCGCGGATGTCTGGGTAGCGCTATTCTGCGCCTGCTGGCTCGCGGCGTACGAGGCGTTTGCCGCAGCGATAGCAGCGGTCATGGCTGCGCTCGTGGCGGCAATGGTCGCATAGCCGTATGAAATGGGGGTTAACGCCAACAAAGTCGCCGCCCACACAGTCTTTCTCATTCGTCTTCTCCCTTTTAGACGTTTCGTTGTCGGTAAATAAACGATCGCATTCAGAAGTGCGATGCGCAAGTTGTTGTTTCCGTGTATATATTTTATTTTCTGTCGTGTTCTCTTCCTTGCGCTGGATTGTGATCACATAGTCACCCAATTCAGGAACGGTAAAGGTCAGCTCCAGTTGGCCTTGGGCACCGTCCGACGATTGCGTCGCGTTCTGGCGGGCAAGCCGCTCTAATATCCCAGAGGCAATATCCAAGCCCCCTTCAAAGGAAACCCGATGTTTGTCGACGACGATCTTACCAACCGCGGTGTGGTTGCTCTCCTGGTAGAGATTATATGTCGTTTCCGTTCTCATCTCGGATACTGCCGATGCATCCAATGAGAAGTTTTTATTAGTATTTTTCATTATTTTCTCCTCTTGGCTTGGTTGCTACATTTGCTTCACAAAACTTGTAAACAGTTACCTAACAGTCTATTCGCTTGAATACATACACACTTACGGTAATTCCAGTTTCCTCGAACTCATCTGTGAATGATCTGCCTTTGGCATAAACGTAATTGTCCAGCGTCATCCAGTTAAGTGTAGGGGCGTCCCCCGGTAACACTGCCACCAGACGTCCACCAGCTTTCAAGTGCTTAAGCGCTGCAAGCGTGTGTTCCCGGTGTCGCCCAAGAGAGTAGGGTGGGTTCATTACGATTTTATCAAACTGGCAGTCTTTGTTCATTTCTGACCAGGCCATGAAGTCACAGCAGTAGGTGTTTTTGTATCCTTTTCCGCGCAGGATATCGGCGAAGAGCGGAGCGACCTCGATACAGGTTACCGCTTCCTGAATGTCGCCCATAAAGGAGAGCAGATCGCCACGTCCTGCCTCTGGTTCCAGCAGCGTCTCGCCCGGTTGCAGATCTACCGCTCTCGCCACATATTCCGCGATGACCTCTGGTGTGGGGTAAAACTGGTGTGACTTCGTGTCCGGGATCAGTCCAGTGGCCACAATAGTGTTGAGCGTATGTTCGACGTCATAGGGGAATTGCCACTGTGGTTTCTCCTTCACGCCGCCAATAAAACGTAGCGTGCGCTCCATCTCTTCGACATGGGTTTTGTGTAACCGGCTATCCGGAAAGAACCAGACTGCGCTATCCCGGCCTTTACGACCATCACGCAACGCAGAGCGTACCGGTTCAGAGATCGTCTTCTGGATAAGACCAAACTCTTTGGGTGCCCGCGTTTTTGGTGCAGTGCGGCATGGCGCCGGAATCGCAGCCGGCATACTGTAGGCCAGCACTTCGTTGAGCTTCCAGGCTACGTCCGGATGTATCTCGAAATGCACGTTGCCGTTCTTGAACATCTTCACGCGCATCAGATTGCCATCGACGTTTATCCAGTCGCCGGTCTGGCGGTCGTTAGCCCGGTATGCGGCAGAAAGCATTTCCGTGGTGCGGTTGATGCTTATGAACTCTTTATGAGCGAAGAAATGCAGCATCACGCGCAGATCATCGATGTAATCTTCCTTGCGGTAGTTAACTGTTACGCTGTCTCCCCAGAAGTCAGTGATGCAATTAGCGATGATCAGACGCTCGCTAAAGCCGTTCGTCTTATTGGTCTTGTGCGCCGGACTCAGCGCTTTGAAGAGACTATACACGCGCTCAGAGAGATACTTGTGCCTGTCATTGAGCAGATTGAGCATGGTGGGGATAACAGTCTCTGCCTTGAACTCAGGCACACCCACAAACTCTTTGATTTTCATCTGGTAGCCGGAGCGGTCTGTTTTGACGATCTCCTGCTTGCCTTCAATAAATTGTTCGCGCCATTCGTCACGACGTGCTGCTGGCATGATGAGCAACACGTTGGTCATGTCCGTCACCTTCTTCCAGTATTCAGCCCAGAGGTTTTGTTTAACCCATTCCAGGTCGACTTTCTTAAGCTCGGTTCTGGACTGCCATACACGGTCATCATCTGGACGGTGGTTCAGATGCAGCAAACGGTTAATCATCTGGTGGCGCTCATCGCCATAGACATAGTCATGCACCTGATGCATGAAGGCGATTTCTTTCTCACACTCGGCCACGATGTCATGGATAACGTTCATCTCCTGCCGATAGTCGATTTCAGTGTTCAGGCTAATGTCATCAACAATAGAAAGGGCTGTAGTCATAACAATACTATTAAACAATTTGTTTTCTTGTTGGTGTTATTTTCTCAGAGCTGAAAAGGCATAAAAGGAGGATTTACAGGCATGAAAAGGGGGCTTTCGCCCCCGTCAGTGAGCCATGTGATTAGTGATTCGCGTGCTGCGCTTTGTGCGGCTGTTTAGTCAGATCGTGTCGGTGGGTTAGCTCGCGCATCATGTCTTCCAGTCGGCTTTTCTTGGTGTCCAGCTGGTCGGCCAGCGCGCCTAACAGTTCGCGCACAGCCATCGGATCTTCATTGTTCATCTCTGGCATTTTGAAACCAGCCTGCGAGGACATCAGCTTGAATGCACCCATCAGAATGCCCATTGTGCTTTTGAGACCAGAGATCTGACGCTCCTGGCTAGCGACAAGCGCGTCTGCCGCATTGAGTGTCGACGTTTGCGGCCGGCAAACCATATCCAGCGCTGCCTGCAATTTGTCAGCACGGTCTTTCTCTGCCAGATAATGGGTGCCGAGGTGATGTGCAAAACCAATAAGCTCCATCGGATCTTCAAAGAGAGAGGCGAACTCGATAACGCTACCCATTCGCTCAACAATCGAAACATCCTCTGTGCCGCGCACGACACCTAACATTTTTACCAGCTCCGCGACATCCCTCGTTTCATATTTCGCGTTAACTTCTGCGGCTTTGGCTTTGCAATTCTGGCACATGTGTATTCCTTATCTGTTTAAACAAGTTGTTTTGAAAATGCTTTTATTGTGTCGTTTCAGAAGAGGCAGACAATCACTGTGTAACGGCGAGTGTCGGTATCCATGCAGAGCAATAAGGGCCGTCATCGGCCCTTAGTTATTAATGGTTTTGCTTATTTAGTAGTGGGGTGGCGAAGTAGATCGCCACACCAACCAATATGCCATCGGCGGCAACAGACATTAATTTGCTGGCGAAGTCCACCAGCACGGTCATGACCAGTAGCGCGATGACTGCGGCTAACCGGAATTTCTCGGTCATTACAGATAGGCATCCAGAGAGAGCTGGAGCGCCTGTGCGATTTTCTTAAGCACAATCTCTTCTTCTTCGCCGATGCCATCCTGATCTGCAATGTCGATGCACAGGCACAGCACATCTACAGCTTCCGGCGTACCGGCTACGTCACCCAGCTCACGCAGAGCCTGGGCATTGGCAGAGCGCGGAGATGCCTCATAACGCGCGCGAATGTTGCTGCTCATCTGCGCGATTTCGCCTGCGAACGGAGAGAATGCTGGCAGCGCCGCGATGGTTTTTTCAAGGATGGCGATCTCTTTGGCATCACAGGTGCCGTCAGCGTATGCGATCATGTAGGCACCCCAGACGGTAGCCTCTACAGCGTCGCGGTTCTCCATCTTTTTCACTTCAACAACCGCTTTACGCGTTTTCTTTTTTAAAAAACCTAACATGTGTTTTTCCCTATTAGTTAAGTGATTTAACAAATTGTTTAAGCAGCCATGAAAACTATTCAGCGTTAAAAAAAGCCGAGGATGCCGCCAACCGGCACCAGAAAGACCCCCACGACGCGGGCCAGTGTCATCCCGGCGTGGGAATGCAGATCTGCGCTGGCAATCAGCTTCAACAGGTTCATGACCCAACCGCCGAGCAGAAGGACGCACAGCCCGACCAGCAGCGTGAAAGTCTTCTGAAAACTAAAGCTCATGCCGTCATCTCAATCACAGCAGGAGGAAGATCCGAAATCGCAGGACGAGCCGGAATCGTGTCCAGAGACATCCCATCCAGAGTGGCAGACGCTTTCTCTGGAAGGCGTGTCGTCGACGATGGTGTGGTGGAAGTTGTTGAATCCAGCATCAACAGGCTCTGACCGGCTGGAACTGCTGCCGCGGCCAGAGAAACCAAAATTAGCGCGTAGGCCATTGGCATCAGACGCTTTCTTTGAAAATTTTCCATTGCTGTTCCCTGTATGCTTCCGGGATTTGGCGGAATCGCCTGTCTTATCGATGGCGATAATCGTCCCCAGATTGGCAATCGTGGTGGCCTGGGCATTAGCCCGCACCTCCAGGTCAAACACCCGCTCTTCAAGCTGCGCAAGACGTGCAGAAACACGGCCGCTAAACAACTCAGCCAAAGCAAGGCGTATTGAACGGGGGCGCTTTTTGAAAGAAGTGAGAGGCGTTTGGTGTGCCATGTGAAATCCATTCAATGTCAGAAAGAGTTGCGGCTGGCAATGCCAGCCGCCTTTGAGCGTTCCATCCGTGGAACAGCGCCTTACCGACGCTTCGTCATCCTGACGATGGATAAGATACCTGATTTAATATGATAGGTAAATACCTACTTATTATTTTGAGGCAAAAAACCGATATCTCGTTTGTGTGGTGTATCCGCTGCCGCGAAAGCGGCTATCTTTGCCAGCCGGTCGCAGATCTCATTCTCGCGATGTCCGGCATGGCCTTTGACCCATTGCCAGCGAACGTTATGTCGACTGGCCGCCACATCGAGTCGTTTCCACAGATCAACATTCTTCACTGGCTTCTTCTCTGACGTCACCCAGCCGTTGCGCTTCCAGCCTTTCATCCAGAGCGTCATGCCGTTTTTGAGATACTGGCTGTCCGAATACAGAATGACGTTACAGGGGTATTTGAGCCGCTCCAGAGCCATCAGCGCGCCCATCATTTCCATGCGGTTGTTGGTGGTGCTGTGGAAGCCATCAGAAAGCTCGCGCTCTTCATCGCGATACTGGAGAACAATGCCGTAGCCACCAGGCCCGCCCGGATTTTTGAGGCAGGAGCCGTCACTGAACACTTTTACGGTTTTAAGCTGGGGATTGAAGTCGACTGCGGGAGTTTTGAATCGGGTCTGGGGATGGTTTCGTTTGGACTTTGGCCGGCAGCCAGTTTTTTGTCGGGCTGGTGTCTTCGTCGTCATGGTGGCTCCAGAAACGCGCGCCGCGACGATTTTTTCCTCGCGCGTGTGCGCACGCGTGCGTGTAAAGTATTTAAATTAATAAAAAAACTTACTTCCCAGAACAGGGGTTAAATCCCCTGAACTGAACGAACGAAGTGAGTGAAGTTCACCTCGAACGAAGTGAGAGGTTGTCTTTTCAGGTAATACTCTCCCAGGGAGGTGAGTACAAAAATTCCTCACCAACCTGGTCGTTACATAACCTGAAAAGTTATGACCTAAGTCTACTGCCAGCTTAGGCTTGGGAAGTTATGGATGACAGCACCCCAGAACCGAGATCTTCCCACACTCTATGAAGGGGAGTACTGGATTCAACCTCTCGAAACATCCCAGACTCGACAATCATAAAGTGACCCTTGTCTCTGCCCACTTTGGTTCCCCCTTCCCCAACCCCTAAACGGTGCCGGTTCTACGCTGGTAGTGGGCTTTTTTAAACCTGACGCCAGTGACGCTATCCCCCACCCATCAGGTCGAGCTGGCAGATACATCTGCCAGCGCGGAGATTTTATCACTGGCTATCCTGTCTTTGAATAGTTTGTACTTACCTATCAAACTGTTTGATTATTATCTCGTCCATGAAGCTGGACATTGAGTGCAAACACCTCATTGATAAGTTCGCCTAAGAGCTGCTCCAGCAACTCGCGATGCTCGCCTGCGTGCAGGCATTTGAGTGACCATTCGTACAGACTGAAAGCCTTTTCGCGATCTTTCATCATGTCACGAGCTTTGGCCAGAAAATCGCTCTCAACGAGCGCTACGACGTTCGTCGGGTATGCCATGATAGTTTTTCCTTACTGTGTCTTTAAAAACGATTCTAAAGCGTCTGGAGAGGGGTTCCAGAGAGTTCTGGAGGTGTAAATCGGTCTGGGAGTGGTTCAGAAACACAGACTTTAAAAGCCTGTTTCTGTATATATTAATAATTAGTACTTAGTTATTTATATATACGGAAGCAGGTTCTGGAACACTCCCAGACTGGTATCAAGCTGCCTTCTTACCTGGTCTTTTCTTTCTGATGGCAATGGCAGGATCGTAACCACCCAGCTTTTTCATCACCGCCAGCGGTATCTTGCTGATGACATGCCCAGCTTCCTGACAAAACCCACGGAAGATGACCAGCATACTGCCACCGGGATTCACGTTGACCTCCACCAGCCCCAGCTCGACATCCGGCTCCACAAACGCCACACGGCCGCCAGACAGAATAACGGTCTCGTTGGCGCACTCAGTGGCGCGTTCATACCATTGGGTATCGAGGGACTGTGGGATCAGCATGACTGTCGTTACGCCACGCGCCTGTTCCCGAATGGCCGCGTCGATCCACGGAGATATACGGGAGTAGGGCGGGTTAAGAAATGCCACGGTGCCAGGCTCACCCCAACTGCTTTTCAGGGCATCACGCTCAACGCCGATGTAGTTGGGCAGCAGCGCGTTATCCTTGTTGCAGGCGACGTCCACATCGAACTCGGCGCCTATATATCGTTGGATGGCGATAAACAACCATTTGGGAGTGCGCCAAAGGTCTCGAAGAGAGGCATCTCGCTCTCGCTTTTTGATTTTTTCAGCTGCAATCATTGCTCTTTCCGTTAGGTAATTACTTACCTATTGTTTCATTTGGCACAGCAAATCGCAAACAAAAGAAAACGCGCCAGAATTTGCAAAGGAAATGCATTCTGGCGCGTTTTTTGGGTGCTGGGTATGCGATTGGCTTACCCAGCATCCCGAAGCTCCCAGGGGGCTTTATATTTAGTTCTGGGACGTCATCCAATAGTGTACTCCGTTACAAATTTCTTAATGATCGGGGACGCTTCGTTCAGCGTCAGCATTCCACCATCACGCGTCGCGATGCCGACAGCAGGAAACAGCGCCATCATCTGGCCAGCCTGTGTTGAGGCAGTGTTCAGCGGATACGGCTTTTCCGGATTGCTCATCAGTGCCAGCTTGATGCTGTTACTGGTCGCCGTCTTGGTTTCAAGAATGTGGCGCACAGCAATCACCGTATAAACGCTAATTTCCGGACCGCCACTGAACCAGTTGAGAAGGTTTAAGATCTTATCCTTCGCTTTCACAGGCGCCTTCTCGAAGGCACTGGTAAAAGCCTCGCGATCCAGACCCGCACTGCTAAAGAACTCTACACCCTTGCCTTCCAGAGTGAAGCGAGGCTTGGCTGGCGCCCGCTCTGTTTTGGCCGTTTGCACTTCAGGCGCAGGAGTTGGATCGGTTCCTTTAAACTCATTGTTGTGCGCTTCAATCACAGGTTCGTTTTCAGTTGCTGGCTCGGATGCCAGATCGTGCGCCGTCTCAACAACCTTTACGGACTCGTGCTCTACCTCCAGCTCTTCAAAGACGCTGCTCATGTCGTCATTTGCCACGCTATGCATAACCTCATCCGCAACAGCTTCAACCGGACGAGTGATATGGTCATCCAGACCAGCCAGCAGATCGTCAATGTCATCGCTACCGCTCGACTTCGCCGCTTTTGCCACTGGCTCATCCAGTGACTGGAGCATGGCGGTCAGTTCGTCCAGGTCATCGTTCTTAACTGCGTTATTAATAGTGCTCATGTTTATCTCCTTTCGTTAATCGCGCACTGCGTTTTGATGAGCGTATTTTGACAAGACCTATTAGGCGGAAAAGAGATAAATACAGGCAGTTAGAATGACTTGAGGGAAAAAGAAAGCGCCATCAGGCGCTTTCGAAGGGGAGTTTAAAGAAGCCGTATTTTTCACGCGCTTTGAAGAAGCATTGCATCATGAGTTCTGTATCGTAGAGCGCGCTGTGTGCCTTCTCTCGGTCATATACGAAGCCCAGAGAGAACGCCAGCTCTTCCAGACGTGGGCGTTTGCCGTCTTCGGTCGCCCAGAGGCCTGATAACATGGAATCCACCAGCGGCACATCTGGCAGTGTCACCCCATACCCGGCGAACTCGTGGCGGATGAACGGAATATCGAAAGCTTCGCCGTTGTGCGCCACCCATACACTGCACGCGCCCATGTAGGCAGCAATCTCTTTGGCATGGTCAGACAATAGCGGCTCCGCGGCCAGCGCCTCCAGCGAAATGCCATGCACCGCCTGGGCTTTTGGGTCGATACTGCGGCGTGGATTGAAACGCATTTCAAGGCTGTCGATGTGGGTCTGGGTGTCCAGATCGTAACGCGTAATGGCGATTTCAATGATTTTATGGCCGGATGTGAAATCCAGCCCTGTGGACTCGATATCGATACCACCGACAATCGTGGTCATTGCTACTCCTTACAGCTTCTTCGCGCCTTTCAGCAGTGCGCCACGCACAAACTGAGCGGCCTTCTTCAAGGCTTCCTCACCACTTTCACAAACGACTGGCGCTCGCCATTCACCCGTCGTGGTATTGAGGACGTTAATCTGGTTCGTTTCGAGGCAGACGGAGACATAGAGCACCGAGCCACCAGCCAACTGGAGATGCAGAGGAAAGAGCGGGCGTTTGGTGCCGTGGTTAAATTGCGACATGGCCACGTTAATGGCCTCGCCAACTTCCTCCCCAACAAGACCCTGCGCTGACTCGAAAATAGCGCGGATTGCCAGCCGCACTTCACGCTCTGTCATGAGTGAGCGAGCCTGTTCATCCGCAATGCGGATCAGCGCTTCGACAACTTTGCGATCTAACTCATCAGTCAGGGGTAGTTCATCTATCATGCTGTTTTTCCTGAAATGATTCTGCGTGGTGGATTGTCGCATCGCGTAACAGGCGAGCAAGTTTCAGTGATAGGTAACTCGCCCAATAGCACGGCGCTCGATCCGCTCGACGACACCATCCAGCACGCGCATAACAGACCTGGCCCGAGCATCTATCGTTTTGCATTTCTCTGAGATGACGAAGACTTGCAGGTCGCCAATTCTGGGCATGGCGTTAATCTTGGTGAGTTCGCCACACATCAGCGCATCGATACGCGCAACATAGAGTCGGTCAAGAGAAGCACGCTGCTCCCGGCTTCGATCGGCATTGCTCAATGCCACGCCGGGTCGAAGCCCGACAATCGCGTTGAAGTTGCTGACGGCAGCACGGTGGCAAAAACGCTCGATTTCAAGTGCCAGCTCGATGCAGCGCTCTTCATTGGTCTGGCCTGCCAGATCTAACGTGTAAGCCACGACATCCAGCGGTGTGCGATCAATCACGAAGCCTTCCATGCCGCGGGTAATCATTTCGATATGTTTGGCAATCTCCATTTGCACTTGCAGGCGTTCGTAAAGCGGCAGCTGCTCTCCCACTTTTACGCCAAGCTCACTCATCAGCTTGCCGACACCGGCATCCACATAGGGGATGCCGTAATGCCGATCGATAAATTTGGCCAGGGTTGTTTTTCCACTGCCCTGGGCACCAGTGATCCCAATCCGGTAATCCATTACGACCTTCTGTAAACGATCTGCAAAAAGCCAGGCTCATCCTCACTCGCACGTTGGGTATAAGCCGTATCCACGGGCACAAAGCCTAAAGCGCGCATCATCTGCGCCGGGAAGAACGCGTCAGCCTCTGGCACGTCCACGCCAATGTGTGAGAGCCAAATTTCTTCCACATGCGGCATCATCACGGAGTAAATCTGGCCGCCGCCAATAACCCACACCGGATCTGGCAACGCCAGCACATCCTCCACGCTCGCGGGGTAAAACCCATTGGGCATATAGCCACGTGAACGCGTCAAAACGAGATTGTGGCGCTCCGGAAGCGGGCGCTTGAGACTTTCCATCGTCTTGCGCCCCATCACGACGGTGGCGTTTCTGGTGAGCTGTTTGAACAGCTTCAAATCGGCCGGGCAGCGCCAGGGGAGATCATTGCCAATGCCGATCTCATAATTGCGGCCGACAGCTGCAATCATCTTCATTGGCTCACCTCATAAATCGTCGGTCGCTGATGGGACTCTGCCAGAACGGCACGCAATCTTGGGTCGTGTATCAGCGCGGCGATGAGTAAGTCGCCTTTGTGCGCCGCCAACGTGCGTTTGACGTGGGTATCGAAGCTGACACCCCGCGGAGCCAGGTGCAGCCAGTCGTAATCAATCCCAAAATCTTTCAACCAGCGTTTGGTCGGCTCTTCAAGCGTCTCCGGGCGGCTGCTGATAAGCACCACTTCAGCGCCGGAGCGAGCAAAACCGCGCAACATGCGGCTGGTGGAAAAGATGAGTTCGTCACCTGCAATGAGAGCGCCTGCATCTGCATCAGACACCGATTCACGATGGCTGGCCCGCGCCAGCACACCTTCGATTTCACACAGCACATACATTCCTCTGGCCATATCACACCGCCACTGGAACCTTGATCCACGGAAGCGGGTCATAGCCGCAGACCTGCACCCCTTCCCACTTAAAATCATCCAGCTCTGCCCACTCATGCGGGAAAATGACGACAGGATCGGAATGTGCCGGCACTTCACGCCCCATCAGCTCATTAACGCCGTCCATGTGGTTGTCGTAGAGATGAACGTCAAAGCCAAAATGCACAAAGGCGCCAGCCATATGGCCGGTAATCTTCGCAAGGAAATGGGTGAGGATGCCGTAGCCTGCAATGTTGAAGGGAAGCCCAACGAAGGTGTCCACGCTGCGCTGCACCAGACAAGAGTTCAGGATGCGTTTCGGTATGCCCAACGCGTCCAGCGCGCTTTCGGTAATGCCGCCATCTTGTTCAAGAATGCAGAGCATCTGGGTGTAAACAGACTCATGGCCGTGACGGTTATGCTGCACGCCAATCTCGGTTGCCATTGCCAGACGGGTTTCAAAGTCCAGCTCGCGACTCCATAGCGAAAAGACAAAGTGGCAGGGCGGAAGCTTCATGTCCTCCAGCTCGCCGACGTTCCAGGCATTCAGCAGGATTCGACGGTCGGTAGGGTTGGTGCGGAGCTTGTCGACAATGCGCTGTAGCTGGTCAATTTCGCGGGATAAAACCACCCGATCTTCTTCAACGCCCAGATAGCCCTCAACCCTGTAGCCTCGTTCGCGGAAGGTATCGATTTGGCGCAGATAATCGCTGTGCGCAACGATGCGGGTGTCGTTCCAGCGACGCCACTGCTTGCCATACACCGGGCCTAAATCGCCATTTTCATCAGCCCATGCATCCCAGATTTTTACACCGTGGTCTTTCAGGAACTGGATGTTGCCGGTTCCTTTCAGATACCACTCCAGCTCTACCAGCAGCGGTTTGAGATTAACGGACTTGCCGGAGATCAGCGGCACAGAGCCACCCGTCAGCATGTAGTAAGACGGGACATAAGAGACACTCATCGTGCCGGTGCCAGTACGATCACCCGCATGGACGCCAGTTTTGAGTACGGTTTCAACGATTTTGGCATACGACGTACTGGTAAGTTGACCGTTGGTATGCTCACGATTCAGTAAAAGAGACAAATCAACCTCGCATAAATAAGTAAGTACATATCTATTTATGCAAGTTTATCCGGCAGAAGCCTTCAACGCTAGAAATTGGGACAAAAAAATGGTGGCACAGAGGCCACCACAGGAAAAGAGATTAAGAACTTGGACAATAAAACACGCCCAGGCAATATAGCTTGATAAGTTTGTACTTACAAATGATTTTTAACTACTTCGTACAATGCAGAAGTTTTTGCCTTTTCAACGAACGGAGTCAGGTCAACATCGCTGTAGGTGGGGGATTTGAGGATCTTCCCATCGGATAAACGGAAGCCGATCATCATCTCGGTGCCGTCTGCATTACGGAAGCCCAGATCATTTTTGTCGTACTTGCAGTTCTCTACCGCTACACGACGCTCCTCGGCATCAGCTGGCCACAGCTTCGTCATATTTGAACGGTGGATCTCAGCCACCAGCTCGACGACATCGATACCCAGAAAGTCTGCAAGGCGGTAGGTCATCATGCAGGCCACATAAATTTTGTTCATTACGCGGCGCAGCGCCTGAATGAGTTCGGCATCACTGACTTTCGTTTTTTCCAGTCTGTCTGCCAGCGCATTCAGCATGTCGACCGCTTCTTCTGCTTCCCGGAACGGAATGGCCATATCGTCAAAGACGGTGTTGCCCGGAACCATGATGGTTTCGAAGAAGCGATCTACGCTTTGTTCCTGGGTGTAATAGCTCATCCCGGTAGAAATGCCGCCTTTAATCGCCACCATTGAGCCGATGCCCACATACAGGAAGTCAGCCATCGCATCCAGCAGGGCGGTCATGTCGCCGTTCCTGGCAGCTGGGATGCCTTCAGTGACAGCTTCTTCGTGGATCAGCTTGGCGCGCAGACGCAGTAACGACGGCTCCGGCATGGCACGACGAGGGTGCTGAAACAGCTCGTGGAACTGGTCAACCATCTTGTAGATGCTTTCTGTCGCCATAGCGTAGCCCGGATTCAGCTCATAAGGCTCAGGTTTGAAGCCGACCAGTTTGTCGGTAGCAAGCTTAAGATGATCGGTCAGTTTCGTGAATGTCATGTCTTTTCTTTCCTTCGAACTTAATTTGATGCATGGATTGTGGCCCAGCACAGCCAGGCCACAAAACGATGAGAGCGGATTTTAAAGGTCAGCGAACTGGTTCAGACCTTCGCGGTCGACAGTGGAGTCAATCTGACCAACGAGATAGGTGCTTTGCTCTGCTTCCTGCGGGGCAATTTGCAGCGTGTCGGAGAACAGCCATTTGTTCATCCACGCCAGCGGATCGTCTTTGATTTCCGGGAACAGTGGTTTCAGACCCAGGCGACGCATTGCCAGGTTGGTGCGGTATTTCACATAGGTCTTGAGGATTTCCGCGTTCAGACCAATCATCGAACCATCTTTGAAGAGATAGTCAGCCCAGCGCATTTCCTGTCCGGCCACATCCATCATGGTCTGATAGATGTAATTCTCTTCCTCAGCAGCGATTTGCTTCCACAGCAGCCCCTCACGGCCGGTACGCATGAAGCGGAGCATACGCTCAGTACCTTCACAGTGAAGCGCCTCATCGCGCGCAATGAAGCGCATGATTTTGGTGTTGCCCTCCAGCAGTTTTCGCTCGCCAAAAGCGAACGTACACGCGAAGCTCACATAAAAGCGGATCGCCTCAAGCGAATTGATGGAGACCAGTGTACGGAACAGTTGACGGTGAAGAGGGTAGGGCTTTCCGTCGAAATCCGCAGCATACAGACGCTCGAACTCATCCTCGCCGAGATGCTGGCGCGCGCAGGTCATGTCATAGAGCTTGTCGTACTCGGAAGAGATGCTGATAGCCCGGCTGATAATCTCTTCGTCAGCCACAATGCCATCGAAGACGGTGCTCGGATCGTCCACCATGCCGCGGATGATGTGCGTATAGCTACGACTGTGAATGGTTTCAGAGAACGACCAGGTCTCAACCCACGTTTCCAGTTCAGGAATGGAGATCAGCGGCAGCAGAGTCGCGTTTGGACTGCGCCCCTGAACGGAGTCCAGAAGCGTTTGGTAGCGCAGGTTGCTCAGAAAAATATGACGCTCGTGCTCTTGCAGCTTATTGTTGAAGTCGATGCGGTCAGTGGTGATATCGACCTCTTCAGGACGCCAGAAGAAAGAGAGCTGTTTTTCAATCAGCTTTTCGAAGTCACGGTATTTCTGCTGATCGTAGCGCGCCACGTTCACGGACTGCCCGAGGAACATTGGCTCTTTTGTTGCGTCGTTAGCGCCCAAACGGAAAGTGGAATAGCTCATGTTTTTCCCTTTGAATGTTATCGAATGGTTTTAACAATTTGTTTTAAGGACTATCAAAACAAATTGTTATCTTATGGGTGTAAATAAGGCGTGCAACAAAATGAAAAGGTGGGGATTTCTCCCCACACTTATCAGACCTTGCAACCGCAGTCGTACTCTTCTTCCGGCTCAACAACTGGTTCTGGTTCAGCCACTGGTTCGGGCTTGACCACCACAGTCGGCTCCGGAGAGGTAGACTCTTCATCGTCGCGCTTGCCAGCGCCATCACGCGTATTGTGGTAGTAGAGGGACTTCACGCCCTGCTGGTACGCGTAGAGCAAGTCTTCAAGCAGCTTCATCATAGGAACCTTGTCGCCAGGGAAGCGAGTCGGGTCATAGTTGGTGTTGGCCGAGATAGACTGATCGAAGAACTTCTGGATGATTGCCACCTTCGTCAGATAGCCGTGGTTGTCCGGCATATCCCAGAGGTACTCGTACTGGTCTTTCAGCTGCTCGAAATCCGGAACAACCATCTTCACAATGCCGTCTTTCGAGGACTTGATGGAAACCGGACCGCGCGGCGGCTCGATGCCATTGGTGGAGTTGGTGATCTGGCTGGAAGTCTCGCAAGGCATCTGGGCAGACAACGTAGAGTTACGCAGACCATGCTTGAGAATGCGGCCACGCAGCTCTTCCCACGGCATTTTCAGTTCGAAGGACGTTTCCGGATTGGCGTCCAGCGTCTTGCGGTAGTGGTCGACAGGCAGCAGCCCCTTTGCATACTTGGTGTGGGAGAACCACTCACACGCACCTTTGGCTTCAGCCAGGCGGCAGCTTGCATCGAGGAGGTAATACTGGATCGCTTCAAACGTCTCATGCACCAGCTGGTTGCCAGCGGCGTCGGAGTAGTTGAAGCCGTTCTTGGCCAGATAGTAGGCGAAGTTGGTTACGCCAATGCCGAGGCTACGACGTGCTTTTGCCGGAACTTCGGCAGCAGCCAGCGGGTAGTCCTGATAGTCCAGCAGTGAATCCAGAGCCGCAACCGCATAGAACGCGACATCTTTCAGGCTGTCCAGAGAGTCGATAGCCCCGAGGTTAAACGCAGACAGAGTGCAAAGCGCGATTTCACCATTCGGATCGTCAGTGTAAGCCAGCGGTTTGGTTGGCAGCGTGATCTCCGCGCAGAGGTTGGACTGGCGAACCGGCGCAACTTCCGGATCAAAAGACCCGTGCTCGTTCATATGGTCAACGTTGGCGATATACACGCGGCCAGTAGAAGCACGTTCCTGCAACAGCGTAGAGAACAGTTCCACAGCCGGAATCGACTTCTTACGAATGCTCTCATCTGCTTCGTACTGTGCATACAGCTCTTCGAATTTGTCCTGATCGGCAAAAAAGGCATCGTACAGGCCCGGTACATCATGTGGACTGAAAAGAGTGATGTTTTCGTTGCGTACCAGACGACGATACATCAGACGGTTGATCATCACGCCATAGTCCAGGTGACGGACGCGGTTTTCCTCAACACCACGGTTGTTTTTCAATACCAGAAGGCTCTCAACTTCGAGGTGCCAGATTGGGTAGTACGCTGTCGCCGCGCCGCCACGAACGCCGCCCTGGGAGCAAGACTTCACTGCGGTCTGGAAATGTTTCAGGAACGGGATAACGCCAGTGTGAATGGCTTCGCCATTGCGGATCTCACTGCCCAGCGCACGCAGACGACCAAAGCCGATACCAATACCTGCACGGCGCGATACATAGTCAATAATCGCAGCGGATGCAGCGCTAACCCCTTTCAGGCTGTCTTCTGCTTCAATCAGCACACAGCTGGAGAACTGGCGAGTCGGAGTACGGGCACCGGCCATGATGGGTGTTGGCAGAGAGAGTTTGAAGGTGCTGGTGACGTCATAGAAGCCTTTGACCATCTCCAGTCGAGATTTGCCCGCGCAGCCATCTTCCCAATTCTGGAACAGGCACATGGCCACCAGCATATAGAGCTGCTGCGGCGCCTCGTAAACCTGACCAGTTACGCGGTTCTGAACAAGGTACTTGCTGGCCAGCTGAACGGTGGCGGCATAGCTGAAAAACTCGTCGCGCATAGGCTTGATGTAGGCACCCAGCTCGTCGATTTCCTCACGAGTGTAGGATTTCAGCAGCTCTTCATCATAAACACCGCGGCTAACGTTGCTCACGATGTGGTGATAGAAGTGTGGGTAAGCGTACTGGCCGAACGCATCTTTGCGGATCTTGAACAGGCTCAGACGCGCCGCAACCTGGGAATAATTCGGAGTCTCTTTAGAGATTAAATCGGCAGCAGACTTCACCAGAGCCTCATGCAGCTGGCTGGTGGTCATACCATCAAAAATGCTGGCGGCTGCGCCCATAGCGATGGCAGACGCGCTAACGTTGCGAATGTTCTCTACACCCCACATCACAACGCGATTATATTTTTCCTCTGACAGCGGCTCAGTTGAACCGTTACGTTTAACGATGGTTATCATGTGTCCTCCAATAAAAAAAGCCACTATATGTAGTTGCTTAATGTTATTAGATAAGTGCTTATCTATCAATATCAGGCTTATAAAATGCCGGAGAGAACATCACGAACCTGACGAAACTGATCGGTCTGCATACCGGTGTAGATCGCAGCGACGGCATCCGCGAGATGTTCGTTTTTGGCGACCATGACATCCTTTCCAGATTGCTTTCTGCGGAGCCACGGGGCGTCTGGCTGCTGCTGAACCGCCCACTGAATGATTTCCTCTTTAGACGTGGTCAGCTTGTTGCCCACGTAGTGTTTGATCTCGTTTGGCGTAACCTGAATCAGCGGCTTATCCACGCACGCCAGCACGCCAATACAGACACCGTATGAGGTCTGGGCGCGCGAGGATTGACTGCCAACCGGCAGCTCACAGAACACCATATGCGCCTGCTCAATGATGGGCTTGGCTGTGCGCCAGATTTCATTGGCGCGGCGCAGATCGTCACTGTTAACGCGAACGGTCTTTTTGTTGCCGCCAGCTTTGGTCTCCACCAGCGTCAGGCCGTGAATGTTCAGCTTGTCTGTTTCCAAATCCAGCGTACCAATCGCCAGGCCGAAGTTGCTCATTGAGGGGTCGACACCGACCACGCGAATCACTTTACTCATTTAGTCTCCTTACCATGTTGCCCACATAGGGCATTCCATTAACTTCTGCTCAAGAGTCTTTACCGGTTCACGACGAACAGGCTCAGAAACACCACCCATCACACTAACGCTGTCACTGGTCAGCACACCGGCAGCAATATCCGAGTCGATCATGCTCTGCCCGATAAAATGGCGCATGATATCGATGAGCTGGCGCGCATCCTCTTG